TCATGGCTTCACCTCGGCGCCGTAATCACCAAGTGCTTCGATCTGTGCAGAGCGCCATTCGGTATATGCGGCCCAGTTGGTGAAGTACTGCTGCTCCGGTAGCGATTTGATGGCCGTTGCAAATCCATTCCTGAAGCCATCGGCATCAGCATTGGCGATGTCGGTGGTGGTGTAGCAGGGGATCGAGCCGCCACGAAGGTGCTCGATCATCTGCGCCTGCTGTGCGACTGTCGCTTTCAGCCCGACAATCTCCCAGTCCTTCTGGGTCATGTTTTCGAGTGCTTCTTTAGCGCTTTGGCGTTCTCTCATGCTTTTCTCCAGGTAGCAGCCGACACCCGCGCCCAGCGCTCTTTGGTGACGATGATGAAGTTGCGGATGCCGGTCATGACCTTGTGCATCTCGCCGTCGAACTCGACGAATGAGTCTTTCTTGCCAATGTCAGGTACGCGGTCGATGGTGTCGAGCAGCTTGCCCGGCCCGCCATCTGGGTGTTGCTCATGGATGTCATACTGCATGGCGCACCTCGCGGATCACCTTCAACATGCCTTTGGCGTAATCCGCTGGATGGACCAGCGCCGCCGCTTCGAGATTGCAAACCATCGTCTCCACCGGACCGCGCTCATCGAACATGCAGCGCGGCAGGTAAACGACAGACGCAAGCATCTGCGCCGCGTAGATGCGGCCTTCTCTTTCTTCAATGTGAGACATACGTGCTCCGTTCCGCGCGTGGCGGCAGAGGGTTGTTTGGATTGGGCTGTGGCTACTTGCGGCGCTGGAATTCAGTGCATCGAACGATCACTGTCTGAGCGTCTCGGGCGAGCGCCGGCATGGAGCTGAATGGAAGGTGACTGCAATTACGGTGGGCGTGGACACAGGTGCGGCACATGCCGCCTTTGGGTTGGTGAGTCATTGCTTCACCCTCTTGAACTCGACGACCCAGACCCATGGGTTCGCGTTCCATGCGTGCGGGCCATTGATCGATGACCAAAGCGATTCGAAGCTTGAAATCGGATCGTTGGTCCCGGCGTGCTCTCTGTCGTAAACACGCCATTTGCTGTTGCCGGCCGGGTCGAGTGTTTCGTTGTATTCGATGCCCTCGGCCCGTGCCTGATCCTCGCTGATGTCCTGCAATCGCTCGACGCGCACGTCAGTGATCTCCAGCAGGATGCGGCTGGCCCAGCGCGGCATGTGGATTGAAGGACGTCCCCGGCCTTGTGTGATCATGGAGCAGCCGGTTTGCCGAATGGCGTCGTCTGCTGAGTAGAGGATCGGCTCGCCCTGGCTCAAATCTCTGGGTGCAATCGAGTCCATCTGTGCATCTGCTGCCCAGGCCTCGCGCACCCACAGGCGATCGCCTTTCCGGCCATACGGGCATCCTCCGTACAAGGCCAGCTCAGCGGCACATTCCTCCTCGGTCGCACCGAATGCGGCGAAGCCCCAGCGCGGGTGATCTTGAACAACGGCGATCCACTGATGGTCCGGTGAGTCGGATTTGCTACGACTGGGAATTTGATTCCCTTTGATCGGGCGGCGCGTGACCGTCTTCTGTGCGGAAAGGATCGCGCGAACCATCGCACTGCTGAAAAGAATAGGCCGCTCTTTGTAGAACGGTTCAGGCGCGGGACGTGGTTTGTCCATTTTCGCCAGGCACCGCTTGCAGGTGACTGAATCGCGCTTGTGGGTGCCCTCCCAATCAACCTCGGATTCTTCGCTGAGCCCGCAGACCGAGAGCGACCACCGCTCGTTGTCCTGCGTGCAGCCGGAGTCGACTATGAGGTGGCTTTTCCTGAGCATGACGGTTCCTTGCCGCTATAGCGGCTGACTTTGAAGGGATTGGTTATTTCTTCGGGTAGGTCTTTGTCAGCGCGCCGTTGACGGCATGTCCGCGCTTCAGGACGACGTTGGCCAGCTTCTCCCGGTCCTTCCCGCTGTGGCTGGCCTGACTGAGCAGGCCGAAGTAGCTGTTGGCGGTCTCGCGCAGATCCTCGGCAGGTGCTGCGGCCGTGCGCTTCAGTGCCTGGGCCAGTGACCGCTTGCGAGTTGATCGCCGCCACGGCTTGATGACATGGCCAACGAAGTCGACGCCGCGATGCACGGGCTGGAGGATGGTCTTACTCGGGTTCAGCTTGGCGCCGAGGCTGGGCAGGAACGCTTCAACCTCTGCCAACCAGGCGTTGAGCTGTTGTGGCGACTCATGCAGGAACACGAAGTCATCGACGTAGCGTACGTAATGCTTGGCACCGAGCTTGTGCTTTGCAAACTGATCCAGCGCATCGAGGTACACGTTGGCGAAGAACTGCGACGACAGGTTGCCGATGGGCAGCCCGAGCCGTGCTGGTTGCGCGGTGAGCCGTTTGTGCTGCGGCACCCGGTTGAACAGATGGGCCGGGCTTCGCACCTCGTAGTCTTCGCGAGGGTCGTGCATCAGGATCTGTTCGGCGAGTGCCGACCACCAGGGTTCGGTGATCTTGGCGGCCAGCTGCTTGCGCAGAACCTCTTTGTCGATCGCGACGAAGAAGTTGGCCAGGTCCAGCTTGAGATACCAGCAGGGCTTCGACCAGTTCTGGCTGGCGCTGCGGATCTTCGCCTCAAGCCGGGTAGCGGCGTACAACGTGCCGCGCCCGGGAATGCATGCGCAACTGTCCGCTATGAAGCTGGCGTAGAAGCGCGGTGCCACACGGTTGTACAGCAGGTGGTGGACTACGCGGTCCCGGAAGGCAGCAGCCCAAACCTCTCGGGCTTTCGGCCGGGTGACCACGAAGCATATGGAACGGCCTGGCCGGTAGGTGCCGGCGATCAGGTCGTCGTGTAGGCCGATCAGGTTGCGCTCCAGGTCCATTTCGAAAGCCAATGCACTGGCGCTGTTGCGCTTCGAGCGGCGGCAGTCGTAATAGGCCTGAACAAGCTCGCTGAACGGGTAGGGACCAACATTCGAATCTGCGGACGGGGCGGACGCGCGCGGTGTTGTTCTTGTCGTTGTTGTTCTGATTGCCATCATCGAAGTTCATGTTGAATGCGTTGTTGGCAGAGCGCTGCGACCTATCGTGCTATCTACGTCGCCAAGCCGAAGGCAGAGCCGATCAGCAAGGAAACTGCGCGAGACCTGCACGGACGCTTTAGACCGTCGGTATCTCTGATGCGCATGGCGGTGACCCAGAGGTCAGCGGCACGACCAGATTCAATTCGCACAGACCTGAAAGCCATAACTCTCAGATGGCGGGCGCGGTTGGGGTGGAGCGTTTCCAGGCAGTGGCCTGTTTACCGATCGAGGAAGTAACCTCTATCGAAGTGGCATGCTGCCCGACACTGATGAACCGACTCTCCTTGAAGAGTCGCATCAGGAACTCGATGACCTGGACCTTCTCTACCAGCAGGGTCAGGTGTGGGTGCTTGTCCCGGGTCGAGTTGGCCCGGGCAATCAACATCAGCACGTCGATGCACTCATCAATGACGCGCTTCCCGAGAGACTGCTTGAGATCTCGGGGGATATTGCGGGTGAGGTTCGTCGCCATCTGGAGCAGGCCCAGCGACACCTTGTAGATGCTCAGCTCTGTGTGCATTCCCATTGCAGTAAATCTCCATGAAGAGCAACCGGCCGCAAGCGGCCGGATTAAATAAGCAAATTAATCAATCAATTGACTGCGGACGGGGCGGACGCGCGCGGTGCTGTGCTTGCCGTCGTCGTACTGAGTGCCACCATCGAAGAACATGTAGAAAGCGTAGTAGGCAGAGCGCTGCGTTGACGACAAGTACCAGGTGTCACGGAAAGCCTCTGGGCCATCTTCGCGGAACGCTTCGTTCGTGGTCTGGGCTGGCGACTCATCGGTGTACAGCAGGCCGACAGGCTCGCTGTTGGGGTTGTCGCCGTCGCGGCGGCCGGCCCAGTTGGATTCGGTTGTCGGCTTGAAGTGGCGATACTGCAGCTCCTGCACATCCCGCGCCGGGATCGCCCAGTCGGTGTAGCCGCCGATGTCCAGAGCCAGAACCTGTTGAGCCAGGTCGCTTCCTGCCGCTGCCATCGCTTCGGTGTTGGTCCGACTGTTGGTGAAGCTGTCGGCGCCTTCGATTTTCACGCCGTACTCGCCCCAGGCGCCCACCAATTCATGCGCGGCGCCGGCGGTGATGTTCAGGTAGCGCTTGCCGGTGTCCGGATCGCGGGTGATGCCGGCGAAGAATCCGCCACCGAATGCCTGGCCGATTTCCGGGAGGGTGGCTGCTGGTGCTGCTTGCTCTGCTGCGGACATGGTCTTTCCTCTTTTCGAAGGCAACAAAAAAGGCGCTGCTGCGCCCCGGTGCCGGATCAAGAACGAATTATTGAAGGATCAAATAAAGAATCTGCGGACGGGGCGGACGCGCGCGGTGCCGCTCTTGCCGCCGTGGCTCTGACTGCCAGCATCGAAGTCCATGATGAATGCGGTGTTGGCAGAGCGCTGCGTTGACGACAAGTACCAGGTGTCTTTCGCGAACAGGTCTGGCACGTTCACCCAGCAGTGGTACAGCTCGGCACAGGCGGGCAGGTAGAAGTCCGTGTGTCCATCGGCGGAGTATTCATCAGCGGCCTCTGCTGCAGGGTGGCCTCCATCAGCCAGCAGAATGACGCTGTTCGCGTGTCCGTCAGTCTTGCTGGTGGCTCCTGATTCTTTACCGCGTTTCCCCCATTCATGATCACCAACATCATTGGCGGCGATGATCAGATAGTGCGCAGGGACATCTCCGCGAGCTGGTATGAGCCCACCGTTGAAACCGCCTTGGCCTGGCCATTCTGCGCCGAGCGCGGGAACACCTGCTGCGACCTGGACAGGTTGAACATTGGCCGCCGGCGGCAATGTCTGGGCGAGCAGGCCGGCCATCAGCACCTGCACCATCCGCTCAGAGGTTCCTTTGATCTTGAGGCCGTCAGCCTCAATGGAAATCGTTTTGGTCTTCATTGTGCATTCCTTACGAGGTGATGTGCGGTGATGGATTGGCGCGCTTCATTGAACGAAGCTCGCCTTGGAATGTTTTGCGGTGGAAGCCGATATGGCGCTCAACGTCGTGCCAGGTTGAGCCGGCGGCGCGCATGTCGAGCGCCATGGTCAGATACTCAGCGGTGAGTTGTTTGGGCTTGCCCTTGTTGCCGAGCACGATCCCGGCTGCATTGAGGTAGCGCACGACGGTCGGGTATGAGCAACCGGCTGCTACGGCGATGTCGTCAATCGAATTGCCCTCTGCGTGCATGCTGAAAATCAGCCCGACCGAGTCAGGCGATAACTTGGCTGTCATGCTCATTCCTCCGCGCATGTTCCCGCTGCCGGGCTTTGCTGCATTTGTCGTGATTTCCGGTGCTGCGGGGCTTTCGGCACTGATCGCAAAAGAAGTGCAGTTCCATGTAGCCCGCTGCGAGCTTTCCTTTGGATGACATGGTCATTCCTGCTGCTTCTGCGCCTTTGGGAAGAAGGCCGGTCTTGCGTTGGATTTTGGATAGTCGATGTCGAAATTTTCGAGGATGCGAGTGAAAGCGCGATATGAAATGCCAGCCTTCGCGCGCGCTTGGTTGCGAGTAAGGCCGAGCTCCTTGAATGCCTTGATGCGTTCAGCGTCTTTGGCATCTTTCTCTTCATCAACATTGCAGCGCAGGTTAGCTTGGCTTTTGAATGCGGCCCGCTGAAACTTGAAGCCGTTGGCTTTGGCCATATTGGTCAGTGTTCTGCGCGACAGACCAGTGCTCATGATCGCTTGCGCGTAGGTCATGGTTTCGGCGAGCTTTCTGATGCGCTCGATCAGTTCCAGCTTTTCCCGAGATCGCTCTATGGCCCGTTCCTCGCGTTCAATGTCGCGCTGTGCCAGTTTATCGAGCCATGCCGGCGTTTCTGGTTTTGGTATCGGCTTGGCTTTGGCTGCCTTCTTCTTCGGAGGCGGCTCATGTCTCACGGGCGGCGGAACAAAGCTCGGCCCCTGCAATACCTCAATAGTCCCTCCTTTGTTCAAGAAAGCCTCCTGAAGCAGGGCCAGTTCGTGGCGTTGAGGGTCGAGCATCTGGATCATGGAAAGCTCGGTGCTTACGTATGCGTTCATGCTGCTTTACTCCGCAGTTTCGCCTCATACCCGTCGACCAGCAGCTTGAATTGCCACAGGTCTTCCTCAAGCTTTTCGATGTAGTCGTCATCGCGCTTGAACTCTTGCAGCCAAAGCTGGCGGCCAACCGGCTTAAGCAGCGGGCAGTACATCCCGATGTGCCACCATTTGCGATCAGTGATCCACATGCAGCCCTGCACTTGGTCGATGATCCCGCTGGCATCGTTGTCGATGTGGAAGGACCGCAGCTTTTCCGGGGCAAGGAAGCATTTGTACTCGGAACCGCCGTCCTCACCGATAAAACCGTCAGCACTGGCCCCGAAGGCGCCATCGTCGGTCTTGACCAGTCCGACCTGAGTAACGATCAGACCGGTTTGGATTTCGTGTTCCATGCGGGCCTCAGGTTCAAGCTCGTGGCCGCGGCGCATCTGCCAGGTCTCGAAACCGTTGTCGAGGGGCTTCCCGCCGATCCGCTCGACGGCCAACTGGAAGGCGTAGTCGAGGGCGGCTGAGGATGGCTCGCCGACTGTTTCGCCATCCAGGGCACGCTGTACCACTTCAGCCTTCGGGCCAGCCTTGTAGCCGGCCAGGTCGCGGGCTTTCGCTTCGCTGTGACCGGCCAACATCGCATCTACGTAGGTGCGTTGCTGTACGGTGAGCCCGTTCACCTTGGAGCGGGCTGTGGTGAACATGCTGGCCGTGATGCAGCCGGCACGCTCCTGGAGCCAGATGTCTGACCCCTGCGTGCAATTGATCTGGATCATTCGGGCGTCTCCAAAATCGCTTTGCGTGCGGTGACAGCAGTTTTCACTGTGCCGTAGCCATGCGTATCGCCAGACGCTTGCAAGACCTTCAAGCTTGCCTGCCAGACGTCTTTCAACTCGTCTGGTGTTTTCGTCTGCTGGACTCGCTCTAGAATGTCCGCGACAACCTGGGAGCGCATGTCGTCGGTATCAGAACCGTCAGCCGACTGGCCGTCATCGTCGCGAGCCTCGCCAGTGGTGATATTGAGCAGCGCACACATCACATATCGCTTGCCGTAGGTCACAGACGATCCAACGGCTTGCACGTCATTCCGGCCCTTGCCGGCGTCGATAGGCAAGAACATCGTGGTGTCTTCCCGGTGGCCAGCGCTGTGCATGAGGATGCCTTTGACGCTGACTCCGGCCCCTTCTCGGTCAACCTTGAACGTAATTGCGAAGCCGTGTCTCTGCATGATCGGCTTCAGGGTTACGTTGATGTCATCCAGGGTGGCATAGGTGTTGCCCGTATGCAGGTTTACGGCGCCTTCTCCTACAGTGGGGATCTCGCACTGCATTTGAGCCATGGCTGCGTTAAACGCCTGCTCAGCGTCCTTCGCCTGCATGCGTTCGTGCATTTGGAGAAGGCGCTCCATCTTGTCGATGTCGCACGACGGGTCGGCTGCGGCCCGACTGATGACCGCCATGATGCTTGTATCGTTGGAGATGGATGTCACAACCTGGCGGCGCTGCTCCGGCATGATGATTTCTTGTGCCATTTCGAAGGCCTCAGTATTGGATTGAGATGGATGGGATCTTGCGCTGAGCGATCAGAGTGATCGCCTGCTTGGCGCATTCCTCGGTCATACCGCCGGCGACGAATGCCTCCAGGGCTGCGCGGTTGATCTTCTTCTTGTGCTCGATGTCAGCTTCGCGGGCTTCGGCTTCGCGCTTCACCCGGGCAGCTTCTGCCTCTTGGCGAGCAATTTCGTCCCGTTGAGCTTTTGCCACTGCTTCGGCCTGACGCTGTTCTGCAGCGATGCGGTCTTGCTCTGCACGCTGTTCGGCTGCCAACTGGTCGGCCTTGGCCTGTGCCGCTTGGCGTTCGGCTTGCTCGGCCTGGAGTTGCAATTGCAGGCGCTGACGTTCTGCGGCTGCTTCTGCGTCACGCGCTGCCTGTTCGGTGGCGCGCTGTGCGGCTGCTGCCTGCTCCAGTAGTTCCTGTTCGCGTCGTGCAGCAGCATCGCGTTCGGCCTGAGCGCGTTGCTCAGCTTCGATGCGGGCCTGTTCGGCGGCGGCACTGGCAATCGCTGCCTCGCGATCACGCTGGGCCTGTGCTTCGGCCTCAGCGCGCAAACGGACCAGTTCGGCCTGCTCAGCTTCGTATTGCTGGCGAGTGGAGAGGGCGGCGCGCAGTTTGGCGAGCGTCGATTCCTTGGCGCGGGCGGCTTCGGTTTCGAATTCCTCCCAGTGCTCGCCCATCTGCACGCTTTCAACCGACGTGATGGATTCCAGCAGGACGGCGGCGCTGACGTCGGTCAGGTCGGCGCAGAAGTCGTGAATGGCTTGAACCGCATCCACATGCTTGTCCTTGCGAGCAGTTTCGGCGGCTTCCCACTCGGTCAGTGGCTTGCGTGTTTCGTCGCGCAGCGCATCCATGGCGTCGACGAACTCGCGAAGTTCAGCTTCCACGACCCTTGGCATTTCCTTGAGGCGCTTCAGATACTCGCGGCCAGGCTTCTCGACGGCCACCTTCGACTTGCTGACCTTGGCGGCTAGCGAAGCGATGCGGTCGCGGCCTTTGGCGGTGGACAGGTCTGGCACCTGGGAGCTGACTTCCTCTTTCACGGCGTGCAGGAATGGCTTCAGACCATCCTTCACGTAGATGGCCGGGGCATTGGCTTCACTGATGTCGTCAATGGTGACGGCAACTTGATTCGCAGACATGGGGAGTTCCTTCCGCCATGCAGGCGGCGTATGAGTTCGAGTTATTGAGTGAGGAGGGGATATCAGGTCACAAACGGTCTGGGTTAGCCCGCTTGGCTAGGTCTCCACAGACAGCCTTGCAGGTGAAGGACCAGCTCCTATTCGCCCTGATTGGCGGTGATGTCTTATCGCGCTCTTGCCGCCTTGCGCGTCTGGGCCATCCAGTTAAGGCCCTCCCAGCGAGGGTGAATTACTGCGTGATCTGGCTGACGTAGGAACTGGCTAGCATGACGAAGGTGGTGCCGAGGAGGACAACAGCTGAACCGCGCCAGACGTAAATTCGTTTTGCGCGCTGGAACGAAGTCACCGCGACACCGCCACAGGAAGGCTGATCTGCCGCGGCTCGCCGTTCTCTTTGAACAGGCTGTACTGCATGAGCAGGATGGTCAGGCCGAAAGCGAGGATCCAGTAGAAGGTTTTCATGGCTATTTCCCCTTGTACCGAACCGGCACGAACGTGTACTGCTCCTGCCCGTGGTGATGGACAGACCAGAACTCCATGTCGATTCGGTTCATCAGTTCCTGGAAGGTGTAGACGCGGGTAGCGAGGCGTTTCATGGCTAAAGCTCCTGTGGCTGGTCCGGCAGCGGCATCCAGTGCGTTGGCGTCCATACGGCTTCGCGTCCGCTCGACTCTTGCCAATGAGGGACATTGTTTTTCGCGTAGGCGTTGGCGCCAAATGTCAGCTCGCCGACGTACCCTGGCTTACCGGCAATTACGCGGACGCGCTGTGCGTATTTCGGGGCGGCCATGTCTATTTCTGGGAGCCTGTCGCTGCATGCGATCCAGCTGCTCACGTCAGCCTCACAACCAGCATGCCGCGCCGGGTCTGAACCTTGATTTGCTTGGGCAAATCAGCGACCAGAAAAAAGCCTCGCGATTGCAAGGCTTGGGTGAGTGCAGCGTGGGTTCTCGCGATGATGGTCATGCCGCACTCCTTGGCCGGTTCGCCGTGGCGACATTCAGCCGTTTGCAGTAGTGGTGGAATTCTTCTTCAGTGATGGCCTTACTGGTGTAGAAGGCCGTGATGTTGTGCAGCACCAGGATCTCGTACTTGTCCGGGCAGCCTGCGTGGTTGAGTTCGTCGAGGTCTTCGTCGATCAGGATGTGCGGGCTCACAGCTCACCTCCCACATCGTCTTCTGCGGCTTCGCGCTGGGCTGCTACAGCGTCGGTAGCGTGGTCGCGCAGGAATTCGGCGGCGATCTCTTCCAGGCACTGGCGTGGACGGTCGTTGCCGAGCAGATACTTCGCGTGAGTGACTGCTTCGCTTTGGCTGCCGACGATCACGCTCAAGACCAGCTTGGCGAAGGAGTCTCGGTCGTCCAGCCCGTCGATCTGGCGCTCATTCAGGTAGAGCTGCAGGTAGGTCGCGTACTGAGCAGCAGTAACCTTCTGCGGCGTACCGCGGCGTCGCTTCCAAGTAATATCGCAACCGAGCACCAACTGCTCAGCCGAATACTCCAACCATTCCCGCTCTTCTTCTGTCTCGCTGACTTCAGGAGGCAACTGCGCATCGTGCCAAGCCTGACAAATCTTCAATGCTGCGTTCATGGCTGCCTCCAGTAGCTGAGATCCAGCCACAAGTAATCAACGTGCTGGCCGGGGCCGTGCTGGGTGTATACGCGGTCGTGGTGTTTGAGGTTTACGTGCAGCTTTGCCTTCTTCCGCTTAGGCCAAGCACTGCCGCAGATCTTGCAAACGTGAGCTACAAGCTCTTCGGCCATGGCGACCTCCAGCGTTTGGTTAGGCGATATACCCGCCCGGCATAGTGGTAACGACCTTCCGAGGTGCGTCATGCATCCGACCTTTGGCGCAGTCGTGGACGTCGGGGCGGGGCTTGCGGGGTGAGGGGGTTGTGCGTTTCATGGCTGGCTCCGAGGCTATTCAGCGTCTGGCTCAATACCGAAGTACTGGCGGGCGTATTCCTCGCCAATTTCATGCAACAGATCGTCGTGATCGACGTGCTTGGTGATTTCTTTTGCACTGAACAAGGCGAGCAGTGCCTCATCATCGACGTCAGCGGTCACCCGAAACTCGTTGGAATATTTGTCCGGCTTATCAACGGTCAACGTGTCCGTCGTGAAACTGATTTCCTTGCTCATCACACTCACCTCCAATCGTCCAATAAAAAGCCCGGACTAGCCGGGCTTTACCACCTTACGTAACGACCGGGCGCATGAGGCGTCGGATCGTGGCTGTCTGTTACATGGCTGCAAATCCTCTGCGTTGAGTTGGACTGTCAGGCACACCCTGGCAGTTGGTTTACGCTGCAGGTGGCCGGCACTGCCCGGCACGTATCAGGCCTGGCCTCTCGTACCTGAGAAGCCCCGCGATTCACCCGCAAAGAGCAATGAATGAAGAATTAAATAGGCAATCTGCGGACGGGGCGGACGCGCGCGGTGAAGTCCTTGCCGCTGATGCTCTGAGTGCCAACACCGAAGTACATGACGAACGCGTAGAAGGCGGAGCGCTGCGTTGACGAACAGTACCAGGTCTTCTCGAAGTGCTCAGCGATGTTCTGCCATGCGTGATTCAGTTCGCCGATGCTGGGCAGGTAGAAGTCGTGGTGGCCGTCGGCGGAGTGATTGCCGGCTGCCTCTGCTGCCGGGAACGATCCATCAGCCTCCAGCAGGGTCGTGGTATTCAGGATGCCGTTGACCTTGCTGGTGGCGGAGGTCTCGGTGCCGTATTCACCCCAGGCATGCTCGCCAATGTCTTTGTCGGCGAAGATCAGGTGGTAAAGCTCGCCATCCTCACCCTGCCTGATGCCGGCGTAGATGCCACCTTGGCCTGCCCAGTAAGTGCCGATCGCCGGAACGTCGCTATTCGCCGCCGGCGCCTTGGCTTGCTCGCCGCCAAGAACCATGTTCGCAAACATCAGCACCAGCGCCTTGTCGGGGCTGCTGATCGTCGATTCGCCGCAAGTGATATGAGTCATCATGTTCTGTACTCCTTGTCTGGTCGGCGCTCAGATAGCGCTGGATGCTTGAGTGTTGAGTTGTTCTTGCTCGGCTTCGGTCGGATAGCGCTTGGGGCCTGCCAGCATTCTCACCAGCCATGGCAACAGGACGTTCCGGGTGAAGCTGATGCGGGTTTTCTCAGCCATGGCTGCGTTGCTCCTCAGTAATCGCAAATCTGGTGGTAGACAGGTTCGGGCTTGGCCGACTTGGTTTCGGTGGTCATGAGGTAAAGCATGAACAGGGCAAACATTTTGTCTTGCTCCTCTGTGTGGCTTTCGAATGCCTCCCGGGGTTTGAGAGGCAGTCGTAAAGCCAGATGGCCAGCCTGAAACAGCAGGAAGCCATCTGATATCCGGCCGCTCTCTACTGGAGGCAGTGACCGGGTGTTTCGTCAGTGGTGTTGATGCAGGGGGCCGCGTTGCGCGGTGTGGACTCTTCCGCATCGGTCTGCACTCAACCCAAGCTACTTATGGGCGGCCTGCCAGCCACGTTATGGCAGTAACGCTGAGTGCAGACCGATGCGCTCTCATAGAGAGGATCGGGCAGTCAAACCACACGCGGCAGCTGATCGAGCCAGGCGGACACCTTAGCTGCGGCCTCATGCTGGGCGGCATTCCTAAGCTCTTGCACGTAAGCTAAAGCCACTTGGGCGAATTGATCGGGGTCGCTGATTACGCTCATCGAGTGCTTCAGCGAGAAGACTATGCCTCCCGCCAACCAGTCGACCTCACTCATGGTTACGTACCGGTTTCGGCAGGTACGCGCATTTTGGATCTGGCTATCCACAACATCTTCCACGCTCATGGTCTATCTCCTTAGATTTCCAATGCCGCCTCATCGAAGCGGCATCAGTAAATCTGTGGATGTTTCATCTCCACCACGCGCATCGCCCGATTCATATCTCTGGCCCGGTCACACATTTCGTGTTCGGTGTTCTTCCCGGCTGGCTTGCGTGGTTTCGCGTACTCACATCTGGTGAGCACGGCCAGTTCCAGAGCTGGCATGGAGATCGAATTTATTGCTCGCGCTGTGCCAGTTGCCTGGGATCGATCTGCGAGGATCTTGAATTGTTAAAGAGCGGCGGGTCTTTTCAGTCCCTGGCGCCTCGGTGTTCTGTGGCGTTGAAATAAAATTACCACTGGCATTATTTGTCGTCAATACCAATGGCAATATTATTTTTCGTGGGCAATGAAATTTCATGTCGATGTTTAATCGAGAGGCTGGCTTGAGCGGGGATGGCGTGCAGCGAAAGCCCGGCAGAGCACCGGGCCTAGGAGGGTTACCAGAGCACGGAAGACCAGAAGACGCGGCCTAAAACCAGAATATTCTGATCCAGCATTTCTTGAACGGTGTATTCCTCATCGGGATGCTCATCACGATTGAAGCTGCGCATCCTGATGCCACCACCTGGAAGTCGATACAGCGTTTTGACTCTCAATTGGCCGCCATGGTCAATGGCATACATCTTCCCATCCGTAATAGACGTGGTTCCTTGGTCCACGCCAACAGTGCAGCCGTTCGGAAGGACCGGCTCCATGCTGTTTCCACTGACTGTGACGCACACGGCATCAGATGGCTGAACACCTTGACGGCGCATAGTCATCTTCCCGAGGCGTAACTTTTGTTTATGTGATTGTTGAACGGCTGTGCGGCCTTGTCCTGCTGATAACTCTACTTCCTTGAGGAATGGCACGTAGACCTCGTCTTCATCGAGCGGAGTCTCATCGTCCCATACCTCTATAGGGCCGAGGAACTGCGCGTTCGACAAATCTCGGCGAGGAGCAATGCCGCCCGTCGTCATCTTCGCGATCTCTTCCGAAAGCCGCTCGCTGAACTCCGATACCTCAATGCCAAGGATTTTGGCGAAGGCTGCGGCCACAGGAGCGTTAAGCGGATTTATGCCATTCAGGTAGTGACTCACGGAGCTCTGGTTCATATCGAGCGCGTGCGCCAGCTTTTCTTGGGTCAGGCCCAAGTCCGACTTTCGCGAGTTAAAGATTGCCTTCAACCGAAGGCATTCCTCTTTCTTGTCGGGGGGTAAAGGTTTTTTGCTCATCCTTCAATGTTATTCCTTCCGGTAATAATGCCACAAATGCCATAGGTATTTACATTCATAAATGCCATAGGTAATATCCGAGGCATAAACAACCATGGAGGCAACCCATGACCCGCATCCACATCAAGCAATTCGCACTGGAGAAAGGGCAGGCCGAAGCAGCCCGCCTGCTCGGAATAACTCAGGGCGGCCTCAGCAAAGCCATCCTCGTAGGCCGCGACATCTTCGTTACTCAACACCCTGACGGCAGTTATACCGCCGAAGAAGTGCGGCCCTTTCCCTCGCAAGCGCCCGCCAAAAAAGCAGCAGCCTAACTAATTACCCACTGCAAGGATTCAACCTATGTCCTATGACAACCCCCGTCACACCAAGGACCGAGAAATAAAGTCTCGCTATGACGATGAGACATACGAGGCGCTGAAAGCGCTCGCCAGGCTCCACAAACTGCAACTCGCCGTGTTCGTACGAATGTGCGTCGAAGAGAAGCTGGAAAGCATCGTTGAACGGGATGTTACCTCTCATCGCACATCGGCCTGAAGGCCCTAAAGGAGGCCTTTGTGCCTGAAACCACGATATGCCATGGCATTGATGGGGATCTTTACGAAAAGCTTGAGCGGCTGGCAAAACAGGAAGGAATAACGCCAGAGGAATACGCGGCGGCGCTCGGTAAAGAATCTCTCATTGAAAAGTCCAGGCCAAAAGGAGCCCGAAAGATTCGGCTTCTTCCAGTAGTGAAACGAGACCCGAACGTGGACTCAAGAGGCCCTCAAAAGGGCAGGCGAGGGACTGATGAAGACCCCAAGTAAACCAACCACCAAATTGCAGGCACAAAAAAGCCGGGATTGCGCCCCGGCTTCTTGCATTGCGTACTGCTTAACGTTCTGGAGCGAATGATGGCCGACCTACATCACCACGTCAACCCCCCTGCATTCGTATCTCACGCCCTGAGCTTTCACCAGGCAGCAGCCATGTATGCAGCAAACATGATCCGCTTCCAATACACCAAAGAATCCAAAGCCAAATGCCGTCGTGAATGCCTGGAGCATCTGAAGGCTTCCCTTGCCCATAAAAAAGAGGGCTCGGCATGAGCAACGTCTTTCAACTCAATGCAAGAAGTCCCGGGGGATTTACCCGGATGGACAACGACCTATATGAGGCCCTAATACGGGCAGACCTGTCCGGGCGTGAACTTCGTGTCGCCCTGGCAATACACCGGCAGACAGCCGGCTACAACCTCGACACTGCCCGCATCGCCGCCTCCTACATCGCTGAGATGGCGAACATCCACAGGGAAGATGTTTCCCGCATCATCGGGGAACTACTGAGGCAGCGAGTGATTTATCGCGATGGCGGAAGCAAGGCGCCGATCGGTATTTCGCCTGTTAACGAATGGCGAATCGATGCGAAAAACGTGCGCAAAACCACCGCCAAAAAAGAGCCACAGTGTGGCGTTTCCACCACATCCTTAGTGGCGTTTCCACCACACAATAAAGACACAAATACAACTACTACCTCTGACGAGGTAGTCGTCGACGCCGAGCGTCAACCGGAAGCCGATCCGGAAAAAGTCTCACGGCCCAAAGCGGATGCTTGCCCGCACCGGGCCATTGTCGACCTGTATCACGAAATTCTCCCCGAACTGCCAGCCGTAACCCTGATCAACAAAACCCGTCAGCAGCACCTGCAGGGTCGGTGGCGCGAACACGAAGCCCACCGTGACCTGGGGTTCTGGCGCGAATACTTCGAGTCGGTGAAGTCCTCGAACTTCCTGATGGGCAAGGTCGAGGGCCGATTCGGCACCAAGCCCTTCCGTGCCTCGTTCGACTGGCTGATCGCCCCACGCAACTTCGTGAAGGTTGTGGAGGGTAATTACAATGCGTGATCCCTACAGCATCGAGGCCGAGCACGGCCTGCTGGGCGCCATGATGCAGCGTCCAGAGTTGATTGACACCTTGAGCGATGACCTGTCGGCAGAGTCGTTCTACTTCCCGGAGAACGCCGAGGTTTACCGAGGGATCATGGCCGTGCGGTCTGCTGGTCAGTCGGTGGATTTTCTTACCGTTGCCGAGCACATCGGCGTCATGCCTAACGGCGACCGAGCCATTGGTTATTGCGGTGAGATCGTCAACAACACCCCGAGCGTAGCCAGCGCTTCGACCTATGCCTCAATTGTCCGTGAACGCGCTATCGACAGGGCGCTGTACGACTTGGGCAGCCAGGCCATGGATATCTCTCAGGGAGACGAGGATACCCAGACCAAGATTGCCGCCATTCAGGCGGCAGCCATGGCAATAGACAGTGGCTCAGGCGCCGATGAAGTTGTGAAGGCCTCAGACGTGCTGATCGACCAGCTTGAGGTTTGGCAGGAGCGGCATGATCGCCACGAAAGCGGTCAAACGCTGATCGGCCTTTCAACTGGCCTGGACGACCTGGACGAGAAGCTGGGCGGCCTGCAGCCGGAACAACTGATCATCGTCGCCGGGCGTCCCGCTATGGGGAAAACAACCCTTGCCATGGGGTTTGTGATCGATGCCGCAGTTCGGCAGGGCAAGTCCGGCCTGGTGGTGAGCCTGGAAATGAGCAAAGGCCAGCTCCTGGATCGCGCTGTCGCCTCAGAAGGAAGAATCCCGCTCAACCTGATCAAGAACGGCACCGCCTGCCAAAGTCATGGCGAGCACCTTGGCGTGGCGGTGGCGAAGATCAATAAGGCCAAGCTGTTCATCGCCGACCGCGCTGGCGCCACAGTTGGCCGAATCCGCTCACTGGCTCGCCGCCACAAGATGCGCTATGGCCTGGACATCCTGATGGTCGACTACCTCCAGCTGATGGAAGGCGAGGGCGGAAACAGGACAGAGGAAGTCAGCAGCATCAGCCGCGGCTGCAAGCTGTTAGCCCGCGAATTGGGAATCCCTGTCGTTCTGCTCAGCCAATTGTCGCGCAAGTGCGAAGAGCGTCCGAACAAGCGCCCTGTTCCTTCCGATCTGCGCGAGTCCGGTGCCATCGAGCAGGACGCTGACGTGATTCTCTTCGTGTACCGAGACGAGGTTTACCACGAGAACAGCGAATACAAGGGCATAGCCGAAATCATCATCGGCAAGGGCCGTGACGTTGAGACCGGAACCGTCCGCGCTGCATTCCTGGGTCAGTACAACCGTTTTGAAAATCTTGCCGCCGGCTGGAAAGCCGAGCCAGTAGAGGCCACGTCAAAGGTGACGCCTCTCTCCAGCCGCTACGCCAAAAAGGAGCATTTCTAATGGCTGACATCTGCGACGTAGCCGACGAGGCAATCGAAGAGTCCCTGAATCGGTCCATCGCCCAGATTCCCCGTTACACCGGCATCAGCGCCACTGAGTGCGAAGAGTGTGGCGAGGACATTCCGGAGCTGCGCCGGGCGGCTGTTCCGGGGGTGAAGCTGTGCACTCCCTGCGCTGAGCGGGAAGCGCTGGTGAAGGGAGGTGTTCGCCGTGGCTGATTATTCCGATCTGAAGAAGCTTGCCGAGGAAGTGAACGAAGCATTCCCGAACAAGGAAGGCCTATGGAGCATGGTCTGCACGCCAACTGTCGGCCTTGAACTGATCGCGGAGATTGATCGCCTGCGCGACTCGCATCAGCAGGTTTGCGAGAACTACAACAAGGTCAGCTATGCGTCTGAGGAAAGAGGAAAGCAGATCGACCAGCTCAAGGCCGAGAACGAAGCGCTGCGCCGAGGCATGAAAGGCGATTACGACCTCGATGCATGGCTGGACTGGGCAAAAGAAGCTGAGGCGCTGCGCAAGGACGCCGAGCGTCTGCGCTGGTTGCGCCAATACGAGTTTGATGTTGGCAGCTACCACGGCACGCATGAGCACAACGCCATCGCATGGTTCGAGAACATCTCGGATGAAGACATCGATTCGATGATCGCCGATGAAGCGCAGTTCGCGAAGGAGTCCGGCCATGACTGACAAAATCAGCGTGAACAGCTCCAGCAAGCTCACCGAAGCCATCGGCATGCTCACCGCCATGTTCCGCGAGAAGAAGTTCGTTGTGGTGTCGCTGCGCCCGGGCAAGGACCGCACCCTCGACCAGAACGCCCTGTGGTTCGCGTTCTACAAGCGCATTGCCGAGATGACGCAGATCGGTGATGCCTCGGACGCGCGCAAGCACTGCAAGCTCCACTTCGGCGTGCAGATCCTGCTGAACGATGACCCTGAGTTCCAGGAAGCCTGGTATCGGGTGATGCGCCATCTGCCTTACGAAGAGAAGCTGGCCATGATGGGCGACTGCAAGCTGTTCGGGCCTGACGGTTTCCCGGTGACCAGTCTGTTCAACCGCGCCCAGGGTTGTAAGTACACCGACATGATCGCCGCTGACTTTTCTCAGAAGGGCGTCGTATTCGAGGACCTGCTCAATGCATGAAGAACTAAGTTTTGAAGTAGCAAAACAGATTCTCCGTGCAGACATTGAGTCTGGAGAGCTGTTTTGGCTCAGTCGAGATAGATCATTTTTTACCAATGACCTTTCATTCAGAACTTGGAACATAAGGTTCGCTGGTAAGCGTGCGGACAAGCTGTCCTTGAGCGGATACATGAAGATAAAGATCTTCGGTAAGAGCATGTTTGCTCATCGCGTTCTCTGGCTGCTGCGTTATGGCAAGTGGCCTGAGATGCAACTTGACCACATCAATGGCGTAAGAAGCGATAACCGCCGGACGAACATTCGGGAGGCTTCCAACCAAGAAAACAGCAAAAACCGAAAACTTCGGTCGGATAACGGAAGCGGGCTTGCTGGGGTTCGAATCCATAAGCGCCTATGCAAGTGGGAGGCTGATATTTCGATTGGCGGGAAGCAGGAAGTCCTTGGCTATTTCGAGGATCTGTTCTCAGCTGCATGCGCTAGGAAATCAGCAGAGATTCAGCACTCTTATCACGAAAACCACGGGAGGCTGGCATGAGCCTGCCAGCCAAACAACCCCGCCCGAAGAAATGCCGTGTCGAAACGTGCATGGCCTCATTCGTCCCGTCGCGCCTTGGCCAAGCAGTGTGCAGTCCGGCCTGCGCGATCCTCGATGCGCCAAAGAACCAGGATAAGGCGCGCAAGGCTCTTGCCGATGTAGGGCGCAAGGAGCTGCAGGCGGCCAAGGAGCGCATCAAGTCGAAGGGTCAGTACATGCGTGAGGCCCAGACCGCATTCAATGCCTGGGTGCGCGAGCGTGACGCCAAGCTGCCATGCATCAGCTGCGGCCGGCACCACCAGGGCAAGTACGACGCCGGGCATTACCGCACCGTCGGGAGCAACCCCGCGCTGCGTTTCGAACCGCTGAACTGCCACCGCCAATGCTCGCCCTGCAACACGCACAAGTCCGGCGACATCGTGAATTACCGCATCGAGCTGGTGAAGCGGATCGGCGCGGAGAAGGTTGAATGGTTGGAAGGACCTCATGAGGCCAAGCGCTACACCATCGAAGACCTGAAGGCCATCACCGCCGAATACCGCGCCAAGACCCGTGAAATCAAGAGGAAATCCGCATGAACATCCCAAGCGAAATCCTGCTGAACCTGTGGATTACCTTCATGTGGGTTCTTGGCTGCGGATTGGCCGCCGCGATCCGCCACTTACTGCGCCGGGACCGGATTGCGCGGGGTGTGCGCCCATGAACTGGCTCGCTATCACCTTCGGCGTCTGCGCCCTGATCTGCGTCGTCTGGTTCTTCCTGGAAGGCCACTTCGTCACTTGGTGGCGGATTCGCAAGGAGGCAGAAGAGGAATGCGTGAACTTCGACCTCGATCGGATGAAGGAGGCCCTGAAAGGTCCTTTCATCACTTTGCCTCATGACGTTGATGAGGATGGGTTCCACCGTTGGATGGCGGAGCAGGCAAAAACCATTCGGGAGCGTCGGCCATGAACTGGAAAGCCATCAGCAAGCACTGCATGTCATCCGAGGAAGGCTACCTGCTCAGCAAGTACAAGCTGGAATTCGGTGCGGCCTACGTCGCCCGGACGCCGGCGGGGAAGATCCTGCACTCGGGCAAGGATCTGGAAAAGGCCAAGGCCGCATGCAACGACCATTTTGAATCGACCCAAGGGAAAGCAGCATGAGCCAGCCAAAGCAAGGCGTCACATTGCGGCATGAGCGCGCGAACCGTGTCTATGTCGCCGGCCCAATGACCGGAATCGTGGATTTCAACTTCCCGGCGTTCAACCAGGCGGCCGAGATGCTGCGCTCGAAGGGCTACATCGTCGAGAACCCTGCCGACCACGGTCTAGTTGAAGGCGCGGAATGGGCTGACTACTTGGCCTACGACCTGACTCGCATCGGCTTGTGCGGTTCGATCTACCTCCTGCCTGGCTGGGAGCAGTCCAAGGGCGCGCAACTCGAAGTCATGATTGCTCAGCGCTTGGGTATGGGTGTCATTTACGCAGATGAAGAGGTGGCAGCATGAGCGAGATCAAACCGTCCAATCCAAAGGATCTGATCGGAAGTGGAAAGCTGCCTCTGCACCTGTGGCCAGTCACCGCCAGCGCACTGGGAAGCTTGGGCCTGCTCGATGGGATGCTGAAGTACGGCAGGTCGAACTTCCGCGCCGTCGGCGTCCGCGCATCAATCTACTTCGATGCCGCCAATAGGCACCTGAACGCGTGGTTTGAAGGGGAAGAGGCTGATCCGGATAGCGGGTTGCCACACCTGGCCCATGCACTGGCCTGTCTGGCGATCATTGTCGACGCTCAGGCGGCCGGCAAGCTCAACGACGACCGCATGCATCCCGGCGGTTACCGTGCGCTGATCAACAGCCTGACGCCTCACGTGGCACGCCTCAAGGAGGCTCACGCGGACAAGAGCCCACAGCACTACACCATCGAAGGGGCTCAGTAATGGCCGAGCGCAAAGTCACGGACGAGCAGATCATCGAGGCGCTCAAGACCATGGGCGTAGCGAAGGCTGCTGAACACCTTGGGCTCAATGTCCGCAGCTTGCAGAAGCGCAAGGCCCGCATGGTCCGCAAGGGCTGGAGTCCCGAGCACGACATGACGCACATCGTGCCGGATGGGTTCCACCTGAAGGGCACGTCGAGTTTGTACAAGGAAGGGGTGAAGGCCCCGGTACTGCAATGGGTGAAGACCTCGATCGACCATGAGCGGCAGCGCGAGCTCAACGAAGCCTTCGCCAGGGCATTCCTGGAGGACGTCAACTCATTGCCGGAAATTACAGGGCCTATTGAGGCACTGGATACCGACATCATCCCGTGGTTCCAGATCGGCGATGCCCATATTGGGATGCTCGCGCACTCCCATGAGGTCGGTCACAACTTCGACCTGAAGATCGCCGAGCGTGAGCTGATCGTCGCCATGCACAAGCTGATTGACCGCGCGCCAAGCTGCGAGCGTTGCGTGATTCAGGATTTAGGGGACATGTCGCACTACCAGGACTTCACCGCCAAGAGTGAATCCGGCCACGACTTCGACTTCGACAGTCGCTACCCGAAGATGATCGAGGTCTGCGCCCGGGTGATGCGCTCGATCGTCGACAAGGCGCTCTCCAAGTTCCAGTTCGTCGACGTGATCGTCAACCAGGGAAACCACTCCCGGTCGAACGACGTCTGGATGCGGATCTTTCTGAACCACGTCTATCAGGAAAACCCGCGCCTTCACGTCCTCGACAACTCCAGCGTGTTCATCCCGTACCGCATGGGCAACACCTTCGTCATGTGTCACCACAGCGACAAGTGCAAGCCCGATCGCCTGATCGACGTAATGGCCACCGACTTCTCTGTGGACTGGGGCGAGTCGACTTACCGCTACATCGACATCGGCCACATCCACCACCGCATGCAGTCGAAGGAGTCCGCCGGCGTGACGGTCGAGTCATGGAATCAACTCGCCCCGGGCGACAAGTACGCCCACGACGGCGGCTGGCGGTCCCGCGCGTGCCTGAGCGCCGTGCTGCGCTCCAAGACCTATGGCGAGAAGGGCCGCATCACCATCAGCGCTGAAGAGGTCAAGGACATCATCTCGAGCGCTGTGCCAGGCGCTGAAGCTTCGAAACGTCGCGCTGTGTATTCGGTTTAAGGGGAATTCAGATGACATATCGCAATGTGGTATCCGCTGTAGTTCGCGCTCTGGCCGCCGAAACCATCAACTCGGCTGGAGGCTGTGACTTTGAACCGAAGGTGCAGTGCGCCAAGCAGAAGGGGGAGATTGTCGGGAAGGAGGCCGCGCTGCTTCAGGACTGCATCGTTCACAAGCTGCTGCACCAGATCCTGAGCCAGCGCCACTGGTTCGCCCTGACGGCCAAGTTCAGCACACACAACGGCCGCAAGATCGAGGCGACCGGGCGACTGGTGGCGATCGTGACCAGTCCGGCCCCGGCTCTGTTCACCCGCAAGGCTGTCACCGCATGGGCAATCCCGCAAATCAAAGGAGTTCGCCGGGAACCTGTGAAGGTCAAGGCGCCTGAGTTCGATGAAGATGTACCAGCGTGGCGGGTAGAGGCAGCAAAGGCCGCAGCCGATCGTGCAAACGCATCGGCGGCCAAGCGCGGCACCTGCCAGCGGGATGGCGCGATCATCCTCGCCGATTCGAACTACGACATGAACACCTGGGACAACCAGGGCATGACCGAGCGGACCTACCAGCTCTGGAACAAGGCCATCAAGAAGGCGCTGGAAAGCCTTGTGGATGACGCGCTAGTGGAAGCACAATTGATCCTCGAGGAAGCTGGCGTACTTGGAGAGGAGGCGGCATGAATATTCCACCAAACATCATCACGACACTTGTCGGCGGCCCATGTGATGGGCAGATGGTTTCAGAACACCTGTTTGATGGAAGAACTGAAATCAACGCCTTCAAGCAAACGCCTGCACAGGTAACCCCAATTGATGAGGCGGTCGACATTCCACGAAATGACGTTTCGCATCGGTACGTCTTGCGCGAAGGAAGATATCCACGCGGCGGTGGCTTCGTGGTATTTGCCTACCCTGAAATGCCAGATGTTGATGTGTTTCATGCTTGCGAGCGCCTGCGGAAGCTTCCTCCTCCGGAATGGTTTTGCGATATGGCATAAAAAGTGCTTGCATTTCATTTCGCCACTTCGTAATATTTACCCATCCTGTCGATCTTGCGCGTTAGGGATTGACATTACAAAGCCTCGCCACTGTGCGGGCTTTTTCGTTTCCGCAGGTGCAAGACTGATAGGCCAACCCTGCCTCCATAACTGCAGAGGCAACCCATGACTATACGCATTCGCTGCAAACTGATCTGCCATGGTATCTGGCCCCACGAGTTCACCAACGAGAGCAATCCTCTTTCCAAGGTTCGCTTTGGTGCCGTGTACTCGCCTGACACCGGAAATCCAGGCGATGAGAACGCCGTCTTCGGCAAGGCCACGCCATTTGGTGAGTTCAATCTGACCATGGCCTCCCATGTTGCTGACAAGCTGGAGCAGGGGAAGGCCTATTACGTGGATATCACCCCAGCCACATAAGAATCAACCAGCGCCGAATGCCCGCACATGCGGCCCTATTCAAGTCCGGACAGCCTCTCGACGATGCACAAATCGTCCGGCAGAGCCCAGCCCTAAACCAGCTGGGCTTTTTTATTTCTGGCGAGTTCCACTGTCTGGTGATGTGGCGAGGCTCATAACCTCGATCAGGTCGGTTCGATCCCGACACTCGCTACCAAATTCACCGCTGTTCCCCAGCGTTTGGCGCCTCACACGGGCGCTTTTTTATTCCTTGGAGTTACGCCATGGCCGAACCCGCGAGCACCACTGCCGCCGGCGTCTTGCTCGCCAAGTACGGCATCATCATTGCCGGCTTCGCTGGAGCGATCCTCTCGTTGACGTTCCTGCAGGGCCTGACCCGCAAGCAGGCGGCCTGGGCCTTCTTCACTGGGTTCAGCTCAGCGATCTTCTGCACGCCCCTGGCGGTTGGATTCTTCAAGCTTGAGCCGGGCGGCGAAACTCAGTACGGCGTTGCCTTCCTGATCGGCCTGCTGGCCATGAACATCATCCCAGGCCTGAAGGCTCTGGCAGGAAAGTTCGGCGCCACAGGAGGTGCGTAATGCATACCATCCTACAGGTCGTCGATGCATTCCTCTGCGTGCTGGTGGTGATCGCTGCTGCTGAATACCTGCGCCGCGTCCGCCCCATGGACGAGCCACTGCTCAGCATCTCGTTCTACCTGGTCGCCATCGCCGCGTTCGGCAGCTTCATATTCAACATCAAGGGCCATCCGGTCAGCCCGTTCACGATGACCCTGCATGCCGCGGTGATCCTGTACGCGATCGCCCGGCGCGACCACATCTGCAAGATCCCCGATTAAACCAAAGGGTGCCTGGCTTCGTGCGGGCGCCACTCTATACAGCCCATGGTGACGATATGGCCCGGAAAGTCTTCCTGCTCGCCTATCACCCATGGTGGTTCCGCTTCTACGTGGTGGCGGTCAACACCTTCGCCTATATGGCCGGCCTCGAAGTCGACACCGACAAGCTCGAGGCCCAGGGGCGGAAGGCAACGCGGTACCGCGAGATCGATCAGCTCAACGATCAACAGTAAGTGCCAAAAGGTGAAACCTAATGACGACTGCCAAGCATAAGGTTGTCTGGCTCGACAGGGGCTGGCAGCCGGTCTTCATCGGGTTCTGCCCAAGCGAGAAAGCCTGGAATCGCGAGATGAAGCGGATGAACGTGTCCGAGCCATACCCTGAGTCAGCCGGGTGCACTACTCGCTTTGACACTGGCGATGGAAGGGAATGCATCATTGTTTGCATCCATGAGCGAATGAAGGCCGATAGCTGCCGTCACGGAATTATTGGGCTGATCGTCCATGAATGCACCCATGCTTGGCGCTTCATCCTGAACAGTATTGGCGAAGACGTGCCGAGCAGTGAGTTCGAGGCCTATTCGATGCAGGCGATTACTCAGGGGGTGACAACGGCCTTCTGCGATACCAGGTTCAACTTATTCAGCAAGAAGCTCAAGCAGTAGAGGGAATTCAACATGGCGGCAAAGCAACCCGACTGGGAGGCCATCGAACGAGCCTACCGGGCTGGTGCGCTTTCATTGCGTGGAATCGCCGATAAGTACGACACCAACGAAGGCACGATACGCAGCAGAGCCAAGAAGAATGGCTGGCAGCGCGACCTTACTGCCCAAGTGCGCACAGCGACCAAGGAAAAGCTTTCACGCAATACTTCACGCACTGACGTCACGCAGCGTGAAGTGCGTGACGATGCACAAATAGTCGATGAGGCTTCCGATGAGGCTGCTTCGATTGTGCTGGCTCACAGAGCTGATCTCGGCCAATGGCGAGACATCTCCAGTAAGCTCCGACTGGCGCTGAGTGACATGGAAGTGACTGTGGACAACCTTGGCGACTTTTCTCGCGCACTGAACGCCGGAGTTGATGCTCAGCTCAAGGTCATAAAGGGTGAGCGCCAGGCCTACAACATGGATGCCGACACTGGTGGAAGCGATTCCGACGACCTCTCCAAGCTGATGGACGATCTATCGAAGGAAGCCTGACATGAAGCCCGAGCACATAGCGCTGCTCCGGGACAAGCGTTGGAGGCTGAACAATCTCTACTTCATCACGGACAAGCAGGGCAAGAAGGTCCGCTTCCGGATGACGGACGAGCAGGTCGAGTACTTCGATGGGCTGCATACTCGCAATATCATCCTCAAGGCTCGGCAGCTGGGCTTCACCACCGAGTGTTGCATCATCCAGCTGGACGCTGCGCTGTTCGAGTCAGCCAAGTGCGCGCTGATCGCCCACACCCTGAACGACGCCAAGCGCCTGTTCCGGGAGAAGGTGAAGTACGCCTACGACAACCTGCCAGTCGAGATTCGCAAGGCCAACCCGGCGCGCAATGACGCATCCGGCGAGCTGGTATTCAGCAAGGGCGGATCGATCTACGTTTCCACGTCATTCCGGGGCGGCACGCTGCGCTACTTGCATGTGTCCGAGTTCGGGAAGATCTGCGCCAAGTTCCCGCACAAGGCCCGCGAGATCGTCACCGGCGCCTTTGAGGCGGTGGCCACCGACTGCTTTGTCACGATTGAATCGACGGCAGAGGGTCGGGCGGGCTACTTCTTCGACTACAGCCAGGCGGCCGAGAAGCAGGCGTCGTCTGGTGCTCCGCTCGGTCCGCTGGATTGGAAGTTCTTCTTTTTCGCCTGGTGGAAGAACGCTCAGTACGCAATTGAGCCGCTCGCCGCCATCCCGCAGCGCCTGATGGATTATTTCGCCGAACTGAAGGCGAAGCATGGCATCAGCATCAGCGCTGCTCAGGCGGCCTGGTACGCAGCCAAGGAAAAGTCGCTCGGCGACGATATGAAGCGCGAATACCCGTCGCTGCCGGCGGAAGCGTTCCAGCAGTCGATCGAGGGCGCCTACTACGCCAAGCAGTTCGCCAAGCTTTACACCGGCCAGCGCGTCGGCACGATCCCGAACAACGATCACCTTCCAGTGCACACCTTCTGGGACATCGGCGTGGGCGACTCCACGGCTATCTGGTTCGTCCGGATGGTCGGTGAGGAATACCACGTCATCGATTTCTACGAGAACAGCGGCGAAGGCCTGCGGCACTACATGAAGACGCTGAAGGATCGAGGCTACACCTACGGCGAGCACTGGGGGCCGCACGACATCGACAACCGCGAGTTCGGCAGCGACGGCAAGACCCGCCGCGAACTGGCTCGTGAAGGCTACGAGATTGACGGCAGCAGATACAGCATCAAATTCAGCGTTGTGCCGAAGCTCGGCATCGACGAAGGCATTGAGCAGGCACGGGAGATCCTGGCCCGCTGTGCATTCGATGACTCCAAATGCGAGAAAGGGGTTTCCGCCCTGGAAAACTATCGCAAGGAATGGGACGACAAGCGCGGCTGCTGGAAAGACAAGCCGCTTCACGACTGGTCATCCCACGCCGCTGACGCCTTCCGCTACTTCGCCGTGGCCAAAGGCCGTCGTAAACGCACCGCCACCAGCGAACCTCTGAGAATGTGAATATGAGTGATGACCCAAGCAAGACGCTCAAGGTCGTGGATGACATGCGCGAAGACTGGGCCATCATCGACGCGCTTATGGGCGGTACCAGGGCCATGCGCAAGGCCGGCAAGAAGTTCCTGCCGCAGTGGCCAAAAGAAGAATCCGACGCCTACCAGTCACGACTCAAGACCTCGACGTTGCTGCCAGCGCTGAGCGAAACCGTGCAGAACATGACTGGCCGCGTATTCGCCGACCCGATCACGCTGACCGAAGACGTGCCGGACCAAATCAAGGAAATGGCCGAGGACTTCGACCTCCAGGGCAACAACCTGCAGGTCTGGGCTCAGTCGCTGTTCAGTGGCGGCCTGTCGCACGGTTTGTTCCATGTGCTGGTCGACCATCCGAAGGCCGAAGGCATCAAGACCAAGGCTGAAGAGAAATCAGCCGGCGTTCGGCCTTATGCGGTGGTCGTCAAGCCGGGCCAGGTGCTCGGCTGGCGCTCGGCGAACAAGGGCGGCAAGCAGGTGCTCACGCAATTCCGCTATATGGAGTGCGTAGAGACTGACGACGGTGAGTTCGGTACCAAGACGATTGAACAGATCCGCGTGCTGGTGCCGGGTGGCTGGGCAACATACCGCGAAGTCGACGACGGCAAAGGTCAGAAGACGTGGCAGAAGAACGATGAGGGCCTTACCAGTCTCGACGTTATCCCGCTGGCCACCTTCTACACCAAGCGCACTGGCTTTCTGACTGCGACGCCGCCGCTACTTGAGCTGGCGAACATGAACGTCAAGCATTGGCAGTCCCAGAGCGATCAGGACAACATCCTGCACGTTGCCAGGGTCCCCATGCTTGCGGTGACTGGTCTTGATGAGGGCCAGACGATCACTGTCGGTGCTGGCTCGGCGACCAGTCTTCCCAAAGACTGCGACATGAAGTGGGTCGAGCACACCGGCAAAGCCATTGATGCCGGCCGTACGTCGCTGCTTGATCTGGTCGAGGACATGCGTCTCGCCGGCGCCAAGCTGCTCCAGAAGGAGAAGCAGACCGTCAAGACAGCCTCTCAGTCTGAGGAGGAGGCCGCTCAGGAGATGAGCCCGCTCCAGACCATGGCCGGGCAACTCGAGGACGCGCTAGACCAGGTGCTCCAGTACTTCGCGCTTTGGATGAAGCTGCCAGAAGGCGGGCACGTGAAGGTCAAAGGCAACTTCGACGTCGACTTCAGCCCTGAAACGACCATGCCGTTCCTGCTGAGCCTCAACAAGGCGCGGATCCTGTCCGATCAAAGCCTGTTCGAGGAAGTGCAGCGCCGCGGCTTGCTCAGCGACGAGATCGACTGGGACGAGGAGAAGGCGAAGGTCGCTGCTCAGCCGAAACCTGAGCCGGTCAAGAGTAATCAGCAGTAACTGCGAATGCACGGGTGTAGAATGGATCGGGTGAGAGAAGTGCTACCAACACGCCTCTCACCCTAACCATATCGACCTATTGCGAGGCGGAAATGGCTGATCACTTTAAACCATGCTCTGTGACTGATTGCAAAGGCAATGCGAACTACACCAAGCGCGGGGCCAGAGGGATGTGTGGCGCTCACTATCAGCGGTTCATGACCTACGGCGACCCTCTAGCCGGCGGAGTAAGGCATGGCGAGCCACTCGAGTGGCTAAACGCAAACGCTGAGCACGATGGCGCAGATTGCCTGTTATGGCCTTTTAGTTTTTACCCGGATGGTTACGGGCAGATTAGATATTTGGGCGCCCCGACTAAAGCAAGCAGGGTCATGTGCATCATTGCCCACGGCGCGCCAGATCATGGGAATGAAGCTTCTCACTCTTGCGGGAAAGGACATCTCGGCTGCGTGAATCCGAAGCACTTGCGCTGGGATACACCCAAAGGAAACTGTGCGGACCGTACCGATCACGGCACAGAGACGAGGGGCGAAGATCAGTGGGCAGCGAAACTAACCGAGGCCAATGTCGTGGAGATCCGCGCCTATAGAGGTCCCATGACGCAGCGAGAGATTGCAGAACAATACGGCGTCTCTCGAATGACAATTTCTGATGTCCTGCATTGCAGGACGTGGGCATGGCTCAAGTAGCTAAGTCCTATCGAATTAACTCAACCCGCTTCGGCGGGTTTTTTATTGCCTGATCGGCGGATGCCTAGGGTGCCAAGCGGCGGATGTCGCATTTGTTGGCCGGATGGCCAGGAGCAAACTGTGAAACTGAAATTGGATGAGAACGGTCATGCGGTACTGCAAGACGGTCGCCCGGTGTACGTGTACGAGGACGGCAAAGAGGTGGCATTTGATGCGCCTGGCACCGTGAACACGATCACTCGGCTCAACGCTGAAGCCAAGACCCATCGCGAAGGCAAAGAGGCGGCTGAAACCGCTTTGAAAGCGTTCGAAGGGATCACGGACGGCGCTGCCGCCAAAAAGGCCCTGGAGATTGTTGCCAACCTCGATCAGAAAAAGCTGGTGGATGCCGGTGAGATCGACAAGGTGAAGGACGAAATCAGCAAGGCCTACAAGGGCCAGCTGGACGAAGCCACCACCAAAGCAGCGACCTTCGAAAAGCAGCTCTACGAAGAAAAGATCGGCGGTGCATTCAGCCGTTCCAAGTACATCGGCGAGAAGCTGGCAATCCCCGCAGACCTGGTCCAGTCCAAATTCGGCGCCGCCTTCAAAGTCGAGGATGGCAAAACCATCGCCTACGACCAGCACGGCCAGAAGATCTACAGCCGCACGCGTCCTGGCGAAATCGCTGACTTCGACGAAGCAATCGAATCCCTTGTTGAGCAATACCCGCACCGCGATCACATCTTGAAAGGTTCTGGGGCTTCCGGCTCTGGCGCCTCGAACAACGGTGGGAATGGCGGTCAAGGCAAAAAAACCATCTCCCGCACGCAATTCGATGCACTTGACCCCATGGGCAAGCATGCACACGTCTCTGCGGGCGGCGAAGTTACCGACTGATCCCTAGGAGCAATCCATGAGCAACACTCTCACCGGCCTTACCACCACGATCTACAACGCCCTGGACGTCGTATCGCGCGAACTGGTCGGCTTCATTCCGTCCGTTTCGTCCGACATGACCTACGACCGCGCCGCTGTAGGTCAGACCGTCACCTCGCCAGTGGCGCCGGCTGCAACCGCATCCGACATCACCCCGGCTGTGACCCCGCCAAACGACGGCGACCAGACCATCGGCACCGTGTCGATGACCATTACCAAAGCTCGCCGGGTTCCGGTGCGTTGGAACGGTGAAGAGAAGCGCGGCCTGGACAACAACGGCGCCTCGTACAACGTCATCCTGCGCGACCAGCTCGCCCAAGGCATGCGTGCACTGGTCAACGAAGTTGAAAGCGACATCGCCAACCTGTGCCTGAAGTCTTCCCGGGCTTACGGCGCTCCAGGCACTGTGCCATTCGCCACCAACCTGGCCGAAGCTGCGCAAATGCGCAAGATTCTGGCCGACAACGGTTCGCCAATGAGCGACCTGCAAATGGTGCTCGACACCACTGCGGGCGCCAGCATGCGTACCTTGGGTCAACTGACCAAGGCGAACGAGGCGGCTGACACCAATCTGCTGCGCCGCGGTGTGCTGCTGGACGTGCACGGCTTCGCGATCCGCGAATCTGCTCAGGTGAAGACTGTCATCGCGGGCACTGGCGCTTCGGCGACCACCAACACTGCCGGTTACGCCGTCGGTGCGACCGTGATCACTCTGGCTTCGGCTGGCACCGGCACCGTGTTGGCTGGCGACATCATCACCTTCGCTGGCGACACCAACAAGTACGTGGTGGCGTCTGGTGATGCTGATGTGTCCAACGGCGGCACCATCACGCTGGCGGCTCCTGGTCTGCGCAAGGCTCTCGCCGCCTCGGCTATCGCGATCACCGTCATCGCTGCGACCACTCGCAACATGGCGTTTGCCCGCTCGGCTCTGGCTGTTGCCACTCGCGCCCCGGCTCTGCCAGAAGGCGGCGACAGCGCCTCCGACCGCATGATCATCACCGACCCAACCAGCGGCCTGTCGTTTGAAATCTCGCTGTACAAGCAATATCGCCAGATCCAGTACGAAATCGCACTGGCCTGGGGTGTTGCGATGGTCAAGCCGGAACACACCGCGCTGCTGTTGGCGTAATGCCTGCGCCCGGGGCTTCGGCCTCGGGCGTTCACCACAGAGGAATAACGCATGCCAGTTATCCAAGTACAACCTTGGGGCGAAGGTCAGGGCGACTTCGTGCTGATCGAAGAAGTCGACTTCAATCCAGAATTCCACAAGCTGCTGGGCGAATCGTCCGACAGTGATGGCATGGCCAAGCTGACCGCGGCCGAGCTCAAGGCCAAGCTGACCGTGCTCAACATCGAGTTCAAGGGCAATGCGTCCCGTGACTCGCTGCAGGCGCTGCTCGACGAGCATGAAGCGCTGGCTGCAGTAGAAGAAATCAAGATCAAGCTGACTGAAAAAGGCATTGCCTTTGAAGAAGATGCCGACCAAGCCGCGCTGCAAGCATTGCTCGACGCAGCAGTGTAACCACCGATAACCGTAGCAGGAGCCGATCATGCTTACTGACCAGCAAAAGTCGGACGCCAGACGCTACGCCGGTTATCCGATGCAAGGCGACGTGACGCTTGATGACCGACGCGACACGGCCTGGGGCTGGGTTGCGCCGATGATCTGGCAAACCATGAATCATCGGCTCAACAACCTCCGGGCAGAGGAAGAGGTCACGATGACCTCGTTCCTGACCAAGATCGCGGGACTCGAGGCGGATGTACTGTCATCTACCGAGAACCTCGATACGGACCAGGCGGCTGTCTGGGTGCACAACAAGAACGAAGTACGCGACCGCATGAACCTTTACCGGATCTGGCGTCGCGAACTGTGCGGCTTCCTCGGCGTGCCGCCTGGTCCGTCACTGGGCGATGGCGGCATCAGCCTGGCAAGGGGCTGACATGGACGGCACAAAGCTTCAGGCCAAGATCTACATCGGCTACGGCAAGGCCGCCAAGCGAATCGGGTTCGACTACCAGCAGTTCCGCGCGACGAGCGCCAATAACCCGCTGTCGACAACCGTTTTGCAGACGCTGCCGGTCTCTTTCACGACCAAATTCACCTACAGCGCGCCCAACAAATATGGCGAGGCGACGTGGCTTGGCCTGTTCGATGGTCGGCAGTTCGCTGTCGGTGACTTCCTCGTTGGCCGCCAAGGCACGTTCTTCATCGCCGCGATGCAGGACACACTGCCGATCTACTGCGTGCAGACCAATCGCACCGTCGACGTGCTGCGGGTTGGCATGGATGCAGGCGTTGGCCTTGGCGGTTGGGCCGGCGGCGTGCGCGCCGACGAGGTGCCGATCATGCACGGCTGGCCCGCCAGCATCTTGCAGGGCACCAAGGGCGAGACGAACGAGGCGAAACTGCCTCAGGACGTCAAAACCCCGTGGTGGCTGATCCTGATTCCGGCTTACCCCGGCATCGTGCTCCGCACCAGCGACATCATCCGCGACGACCTCGACCGCAAATACATGATTTCGAGCGCTGAACTGACCGATATGGGCTGGCGCATCACCGCAATGCAAGCGCAGGTGTGACGATGGCGAGCCTAACCGACGTAATGAAGCAGGTTGCCGCGCAGGTTGCCGCGCTTGCCTACCCGAGCGGGACTGGGCAGCCGAGTGCCTCGGGCATCTCAGTGCGGGTTTACCCTGGCTGGCCGGTGCCGAACGTGTTGGAGACGGACCTTGCCGCTGGATGGGCGCATATCAGCGTCTACCCGTACGGCAAAGACCGTAAGACCACGCGCTACCTGGGGCGCGGCTGGGAGCCCCTGACGGATCCGGTCCATACCGTTGTGATGACGGTGTCCGGGTCGGTCGTGACGCTCTCCGGCACGATCAGCAAGCAGAACCTGCTGATCAACCTGAATGGCGTCAACTACGTGTACGCGATGCAGACGACCGACACTCTAACGTCGGCCGCGACGGCACTGGCCTCGATGGTGCCAGGTGCTTCCAGCGTTGGCCCGGTCATCACCATTACAGGCGCGCACAGCATCGTCACTCGCGTGGGCGGCTTCGGTACCGCGATCAAGGAAACGAAGCGCCAGGAACAGACTGTCCAGATCATCATCTGGGCCAATTCGCCCGATGCGCGCGCCGCTGTGGCCGATCCGATCGACTCGGCCCTGTCCGACAGCAACAACATCGCCTTCGTGGACGGTTCCTCCGGAATCATTCGCTCAGCCGGCTCGCTGATGACCGACCAACTCCAGAAGGCCGATCTCTACCGGATGGACCTGTTTTACAGCATCGACTACGCCACCACACAGATCCAGCAGGCAACCGAAGTCATCGCTCCAACGCTGGACCTGAACGAGCAGGCAAGTTCTGTCGAGGATCTGCTCGATACCGACCTGCAAAGCATGAACTCATCGCTCAACGACGTGCTAGAAGACTGGCACATCCTCCCCTGACAAAAGAAAGCCGCTCAGTGTGGCCGAGGGTTTCACATGAGCGGCACCGCCGATGTACTGCTGTTTGAGCAGCTTGTCAGCCAAGCGAACCAGTTGTTTCTGTCTACCGCCCAATCCGTGGTTATCAACGGGGTGGCTGTTCCGACCATGAGCAGCATCTATGCGCAATTCCTCGCCAGCATTCCTGCGAGCGTTACGCTGAACTCGATCATTGCCGCATGGGCCTACACCCAAGCGTTTCAAGCCGTGACGGTGACCCGTGACGCGAATGGCGCGATTGTCACGGCCAGCATTGTGTGGCCAGACGGAACTGCTGGCGTATTCACCACGGATGTGGCCAGCACCGCCTTCCCCGGCGCTATCGACGCTTGGCATGCAACCTATGCCAGCACCCCAGCAAAAACCATCACGCAGCCAACGGTCACTCGCGATGCAAGCGGCGCCGTCATCGCTCAGCCAGCAATCACAATCGTATAGGGTGACCCATGAGTATTCTTGACGCGCCCGGGCTGAGCAAAATCTTTGCGGATGGGCTCTACGCGCAACAAAACGATCTCCCTGGCGCGAATGCGGTGCGGGCCGGTATCGACCCGACGGGGGCGGTGGATTGCACTACAGCGTTGATCACCCTGCTGACCATCACCGGCAACGTGTACTTGCCGCCAGGGCGCTATAAGGTCAATCCTTCGACAGGTTTCAAGCCGCCGAAGCGCTGCCGCCTGCACGGGGTGCGCCCGGAATTCATCATGGATGGGTCGGGTGGCGGTTCGTTCAGCGGCGGCAGCGTGATTAACGGTCTGCTGGACTGCGGCGGTGGCGAATCGTTGGTGGTCGAAGATCTCGGCGTGAACAACCCGACCGGTAACGCCGTGCAGTCGGTTGGTCCGAGCATGAACGGGATCATCCTACGCAACTTGGTGACCAACGCCGGGAACCACAACTACCTGTTCGAGCAATACAACTCCGACAACATGGGAGCTACTGGCGGCAACGTCTGGATCGATCGCCCGGAAATGCACGGCGGCCCCAACGGGGTGGCGATCAAGTGCAAAAACGCTTGGGTGACCAACGCAATCGCCCATGACATCTCGGTTCAGGCCTATGTCGCGGTGTCCGACAATATCCAGAATGCCTCGATCTACAACCGGGCGCAGAACGTTACCTTTTTCAACTGCGTTCTGGGCCAGCGCTGCACCCAATATGGCGGTCGGGTGTACAGCCGCGACGGATGGAGCCGGACCAACGCCAACAACGTGCAGCCTGCGAAGAACATCCGTTTTATCGGTGGGGATTTCAGCGGTGCAGGACGCCATAGCATCATGATCGGCGACGAAGTATCGCTTGAGACGCTACCGCTGGCAGGGTCAGCGGATTCAGGGCAAACTCGTATCCTGTCCGAGGCGGTGGATATCAATACGCGATTTGCTGATAGCGGCTGGAACGGTCTGCGGATCGCCAGCGGTAAAGGCGTTAGAGTTAGGGGCTCTACCGGTGGAAACGGTACGGCGGGCACGGTCAACGGAACCCTGTATACCAACTTCAACATCACCGCCGACATCGCCGGAAGCCTGCAGCAGGGCGGTCTTGCGGTCCAAGACTTCGAGATCTCGTCCGAGCTGGTGGTGTCCGGCACCGCTGTTGGGCTTGAAACCGGGATCGCTACCATTCTGCAAACTGCTTCCACCTTCAGCATTGCCGGGCGAGCAAAAGTCTATAAGACGGTCAACACCGATGCCCGCTTTATCACGGGCGTGACTGGCGGCAGCGTCGGCCAGGAATTCACCGTTTGGCTGGCTGAGAACTTTTCGGTCGTCAGCATCTCCGGCGGTACAGAGTTCCGCGGTGCTGGGCAGTTCATCCGGTATCGGGTAGTCGACAGCGCCGGAACGTTGCAGTTGATGGGGGCGACGGAGTCATCAGCACCAAACGAAGTGCCGCGGACGTTTGCCGCCAGCTTCAATGCCAACTACTCAGGCGGCCTTCGAGCAATATCCGTACCGATGACGGGCGACATGACCGCTATCGGCGTGTTTCCGCCGGCATCAACGCTGCCAAGGGATGGGTATTCGTTGCGGCTCCAGGCCGGCGCGTCCACTCGGGCGCTATCCGGATGGACGTCCGTGTTCAAGTGGCCGACAGCGCAGTTCCCAAGTGGCGCGCCGACGTCGGTCGCAGCCAATACGACGTTGCTCGTCACGTTCTTCTGGGATGGCGCCTACATGGTGGCGAAAGGAAGCTTTGTGTATTAACGAAGCTGATTCTCCCTGTCTTCCAATGTACGTAACCCAAAAGGCCCGCAAATGAGCTTCGCATTGGACCTGAAGGCGTTCGCAGCGAAGGCTGAGGCCAATGCCGAGACGCCCAGACTCCGCCAGGGGCTTCTTTAAAAGCATCGAACCTATCCATACACAACCCTTGAGGCCCGACATGGACTCCGATACCCCAGTTACTGCGCCGGCCTCCAAGGCCAAAGCCACATCACCGTTCAAGCTGACCGTAAAGTTCGCCTTTGCTGACTATCAGGTCGGCCAACAGATCACTGATCCCGATGAAGTCTCCGCCGTTCTGGCTGGTGAGTGCGCGGGCAACGTCCTGAAAGTCGCCAACGCCTAACAGGCGAAACCCACACACAAGAAACCGCCCACTGAGGCGGTTTTTTCATTTAGGAGGACGCCATGCCCATTTATCCGGCAGGCAGCTTGAATACGGCGGCTTTATCTGCGCCAGATTTGTACATACAAATAGTGGCGCCCAAGACCCGCTACATCAATGGTGTGGCGACCGACATTCTCGGCATCGTTGGCATTGCTGACTGGGGCCCGGTCGGCGCCTCGACCCTGATCGGCTCGCCGGGTGATGTCTCGCAGAAGTTCGGCACCCAGGTCGTGCGCAAATACGACCTTTGCACTGCGATCGCTGTGTCGATCCAGGTCGGCGCCTCGAACATTCGGGCGGTGCGCGTGACAGATGGCACCGACACTGCAGCGACCGCCACGCTGAAGGATACTGCTGTCGCTACTGGTGCGACCTTGACCGCGTTCTACACCGGCACCCTGGGCAACTCGCTCAGCGCCACACTGTCGACCGGCTCGGCCGCCTCCAGCTGGAAACTGGTTGTCTCGCTGCCTGGCGTTGCCCCGGAAGTGTTCGACAACATCACTGGTACCGGCTTGGCGCTCTGGCAGAACATCGTCAGCGCCGTGAACAACGGTCAGTCCGGCATCCGTGGTCCGTCGCAGCTGGTGGTGGCTACCGTCGGCGTTTCGGTTCTGGCGCCGGTTGTCTCGACCCAGACCGTCGCCTTCACCTCCGGCACTTCCGGCAACACGACCATCACCGACTCCGTGTTGATCGGCGTGGATGGCGTGACCGGCTCGACGCGCAAAGGCATGTACGCCTTGCGCGGCAGCGGCGCCCAAGTCGCCAACCTGATCGACGTTACTGACGGCGCCCAGTGGCCGACCATGCTGACCTACGGTCTGTCCGAAGGCTGCTATATGGTCTCCCAAGGCGCGGCCGGGGCTTCCTATGCGACCGTATCTACCGCACTGACCACTGCCGGCTGTGACAGCTATGCGCTGAAGGTCATAGTGGGCGACTGGGTCTATTGGCAAGACCAGGTGAACGGTCAGCAGCGCATGATTGCTCCGGCAACCTTCGCCGCCGCCAAGCTCGCCGCACTCGCGCCGCATCAGAGCCCGCTGAACAAGCCGATCAGCAATGCAGTAGCGACTCAGCGCAACCTGTCGCAGCAGCCGTACAGCATCGCCGAGATTGGCGCGATCAACACTGCGCGCCTGGACGTCATCACCAATCCTTGCCCGGGCGGCAGCTACTTCGGCTGCCGATCTGGCTTGAACGTATCCAGCAACTCGGCGGTGAACGGCGACAACTACACGCGGATGACGAACTTCATCTCACTGACCATTGCCGCCTCGTTTGGCGACGTGATTGGCCGACTCCAAACGCCGGACGTGCGCCGCGAAACGAAGTCGACAATGGAAAGCTTCCTTCAGGTGCTGGTTGATCAAGGGATGATCGGCAATGTCAACGGTGGGCCGGCCTTCTCGGTTCAGATCGATGCTGCCAACAACCCCGATGCACGCGTCGCCCTGGGCTATATGCAGGCCGACGTGCAGGTGAAATACCTGTCCGTGATCCGTTACTTCCTCGTCAACCTCGAAGCCGGTCAGTCCGTCTCGATTGTTGCATCCGCTACCCCGCGCACCTAAGCGCTGACACCACTATCCAGCCCGGCCTAGCGCCGGGTTTTTCATTTGGAGAACGCCATGCAAGGTGGATACAACACGGGGAAGGATGTCTCGGTCGACATCAACACCCCGACCGGGCCTCTACGGCTCGGCAAGATCATGAACTTCAAGTCCAAGCCGAAGGTGAGCAACACCGAAATTGTGCCGCTCAACGGCCAAACGGATGAATTGCAGATCCCCAAGGGCTGGACCGGCAGCTTCGATGCTGAGCGTATCGATTCGACACTCGATGACTGGTGGGCGCAGTTCGAAAGTGACTACTACGCCGGCGTCAATCGAAGCCCGGCAACGATCACTGAAACCATCGAGGAAGTCGGTGGCGGTGTCACGACCTGGCGTTATACGAACGTGATTCTGACGCTCGACAATGCTGGCGATAAGGAAGGGGACAAGACGATCCGTCAGTCGATGTCCTTCACCGCGCGCCGCCGCATCAAGGTTTAACCCGTTATGCATGGCAGCCCGGCAGGGCGCGGGCCTCGTCACCCCGCACGCCATGCACCTTTGACGACTCGCTGACCAGAGGTTTCATCCATGACCAAAGTAACCGTGAACAAAGACGTCGCGCCGCCGGCTGTTGTCGATCAGAAGCCGCGCTTCGAGACGATTCAGGATTCGAAAGGCCGCACCATTCAGCTGCGCAAGCTGGGGCCGCTGGAGCAGGGCCGCATTGTGATGGCGGTCGGCGGCGAGGCTGCCGGCAACCAGACCTACATGTCAGGCTTCGCGCTGCCGGCCGCCATGGTTGTCTACATCGACGACACCGGATTCGGCCTGCCGCAGTCACAGAAGCAGATCGACGCAGTGCTGAGCGAGCTTGGCGAAGAGGGCATGGAGGCGATCAACGCCCACTTCCTCAAAAAATATGAGGCTGCCAAAGCTGAAGCCGATGCCAAAGCACTTCAGGAAGGCCTCGGCGCCGAGCAGGCCGCAGCAAAAAACTAGCAACGAACCCCGAGTTTCGCCGGGATTGCTGGCTGGTGAAAAACGGGGTTCCGTTTGATCGTTTGTTCGATTGCGGGCCATTGACCGACTACGAGCGCTTCGCCTTTTCCATCCTGTTCTCTGAATTCGAGGGCTCAGGAGTGTGGAACTGGTCGAGCATGCAGTTCGACAAGAAGGACTGACCATGGACTTCAAGAATCTCGGCAGCCTGGCGCTGCATTTGGCAGGGCAGGAAGTTGCGCTGCTGGCCAGTCTCCATGCCGGGCTTGAGAAGTGCGCAGTCAAGGTGCAAAAGACCGCTGAGGAGGAGATTGGTCACTACCAGTCAGGTATCGGCCCGTTCCCGGCCTGGGCTGATCTGGCCGACTCCACCGAAGAGCAGAAGGCCAAGATGGGTTATCCGTCAGATGCGCCGCTGGAGGCCTCTGGGGCGATGGGGCGAAGCTTCTCCCACAGCACCAGCCCGCTGGAAACGGTCATCGGTTCGACCGACGAAAAAATGGTCTATCACGAGTTCGGCACGTTGAAAATGCCGGCCAGGCCAGTGCTGGGACCGGCGATTCTGCGTAATAAGGAGTACATCAGGCGCGTGCTGGGGATGGCTACCGTTTCAGGATTGATCGGTGGCTCGGCGATTCATGCGTCCCTGGGGTATGACGGTCGCACCTAGCGTTTATTGAGAAAGCCCTTGGGCATCCAAAACGTCTTTTGATCCTGAGTTGAAACCCAGATTGATGTGGAATCCTCTGGGTTGTTCATGACCAGCACATTCTGCTTATTCTTCCCGTTCGCACACTTTCCAAGCGCTTCATCGTAAGTGGCGACTTTGGCGTTGGATCGAAGTGTGGTTACGAGCTTGCCATTCTCTCCATCCAGTTCAGGGTCGCCAGTTTCCGGCGAGATATTGGGTAGCTTTCCAGTGAGCTGATGCATGACGGAGACCAGACCAATGACTGTGTTTGTGTAGTCGGAAAGTTCTTTGGTCGGGCAAGCGTAGAAAAAATCACTTTTAGTCGCGTACGTAACTGCTTGGTCGCCCGGATTGCAGGCTGATACCAGACAAGTTTTGCTTATGTCGTCCGCTTGGGACATGGGCGTACCCGCGACAGCCAACAGAAAAATCCATTTATTCATAGGTCACCGAATGAAGATCGCATAGCAAGCGAACAGAAGGGCGGCCAGCGCGCCACCGGCGAAGACCATGATCAAGCTGCAAATTGTGAAAAGAAGCAGGCCGCTCTGAATTCCGAGGCGGGCCGGCCTTCGGACGCCAACCTCTTCAAGCCTGTTTCCGTGCCATTCGTACGTTCGACGCCCATTTGCCATGTGATTCACCCACAAAATAGGAATAGTCATTATGGCCTTTGAGACGTACTCGGTCGCCGTCAAGCTTTCGCTCATTAACCATGTCAGCGCCGGCATGCTGATGATCAGCAAAAGCCTGGCCACAACCGGCCAAGATGTCGACAAGCTCAATGCTAAGCTGTCGTCTATCGGCAAGCAAGGCGCCATTGGGGGCCTCATGTTCGCCGGTGGCCTCGGTATCGCGGCGATGTTTAAGGCTCCGCTCGATGAAGCCAAGAAGTTTCAGAACGAGGTTGAGCGCTTTCGCTCCCTGGAGCTGGGCGACAAAGTCACCAATGACGCGGTGAAGTTCGCCAGCGGCATGAACACCTACGGCACCAGTATTCGCGACAATCTTGGCCTGTTGCGCGATGCGCAGACGGTGTTTGGCGACTTCCATGAAGCACAGATGGTCGTTCCGCTGCTGTCCAAGATGAAGTTTGCCAACGCCGCGCTCTATGGCGACGAAGGCGGCGCCATGAAAGACAAAGCCTTCATGGACATGCTCAAGGTCATTGAGATGCGTGGCGGGTTGGCAAGCAAGGAAGCATTTTACAGCCAGGCCAACATGATCCAGCAGGTTCAGACCGCAACTGGCGGGCGCGTTGGCGCAAACGAATATTTGAATCTGATCAAAACCGGCGGCGTTGCAGCCAAAGGCATGAAAGACGCGAACTTCTATTACAACATGGAGCCGCTCGTTCAGGAGATGGGAGGTTTCCGTGTTGGTACCGGTCTGATGTCTGGTTATCAGAACCTGGTGCAAGGGCGCACCACGGCCCGCGCCGCCGAGGAGTTGATGCGGCTGGGGATGCTTGATCCTAAAAAGGTCATTTACAACAAAATCGGCAACATCAAGCAGATTAAACCGGGCGCTGTAGCCGGCAGCGATCTGATGGTCGAAGACCCTTACGCGTGGATGAAAAATGTGATGCTGCCGGCGTTTGCCAGCAAAGGAATTACAGGTAGGCAGGATGTCCTAAACGAAATTGGCGCCATCTTCACCAACCGGACCGCATCCAACCTGTATTCAACGATGTACACGCAGATGGCCAACATCGAAAAGAACATCAAGTTGAACAAAGGCGCGGCCGGTATTGATGAACTTGAAAAGAACGCCAAGAACACGCTCTCCGGCAAGCAGCTGGAGTTCGGCGCCAAGTGGCGCGACCTGATGCTCAATCTGGGCGCTGTCGTTCTGCCGTTGGCCATCAAGGTACTCGACAAGCTGAACCCTGCACTGAAAGACCTCGCCAAATGGATGGAAAACAACCAAGGCAAGGTGAAAGGATTCACTTATGCGCTGCTCGGTTTGTCGGCCTTTCTCGTTAGTGGAGGCCTGATCAATATGGTTATCGCCGCCGGGCGTGGGTTTTTCTTGCTCGGCCAGGCAATGATGTTTCTTAGCGGCAAGGCTCTGGCGCCATTGGTCCCATGGATCGCAAGAATGGGCACCTATCTCGTCATGTTCATCATGAAGGTTGGGAATGCTGTGGCTTTCCTCGGTCGCGCATTCCTGATGAACCCGATCGGCTTAGCCATAACCGCCATCGTGGTGGCTGGCTTCCTGCTCTGGAACAACTGGAAAGAGATCAGTGGCGCGCTGTCTCTCATGTGGAATGACATGAAGACCGGCTTTGTAAAGCTGTTCCAGGGCGATATCGGCGGTGCGTTCAAGTCGTTCGCGCTGGTCTTCCTGACTGGCTGGCAGACGATCTTCAACACTCTGATCGCCGGCGCGAACCTGATTCTGCCAGCGTCCATGCAGATATCGAAAACCACATTCGCCGACGACTTCAGGGGCAAGAGTGCCCCGCGTGAGCCTTGGTCGCCGCTGGTTGCGCCGGTGCCGCCGAAGTCATCGGGGGGGGGCGAGCAGAACATCAACCTGTACCTGGATGGCAAGAAGCTGACCGACGTGGTGATTCAGCGCGCTGCCAAGGAGGCTGCCAAGCCGCGGACCGGAACGCAGGGCTTCGACCCAACTCGCAGCATGCTGATGCCTGGAACCCCGAGCACAGCCTACCCAAGGGGATAACCGATGAGCCTCACAAGCTTCCTGGACAACTTCGCTCCGGGTGGGGATCCGTTTGCCACGCGTTTGATCGTCGGTGATGTCGAGTTCACGGGCCTGGAAGTGCCGGAGTCCGTCACCGTCGGCGCCAAACAGCAGCTGGTCGTGCACAAGCTGGTTGGCGGCAGGCGGATTGTTGACGTGCTGGGGGTGGACTACGACAACCTGTCATGGTCCGGGTGGATGACCGGCGCGACCGCAGGAGATCGAGTCACCGAGCTCGAGATTCTGCGCGATGCTGGGGCCCGCCTGACGTTCAACATGGACGGCTATTACTTCAGCGTCATCATCCAGTCATTCAATGCCCGGTTCGAGCATGTCTACCGGCGCAACTACAGCATTGATCTGCTGGTGGTTTCCCGGCTGGACGCGCCGATCACCGCAAACGCGTTGGCCGGAACCCTGGATTCGTTGATCAACAGCGATGTTGGCGAATCGCTCGGCCTGGCCAGCATCATCAACTCGGACGTGGTCACCAGCTCGATCAACACCGTCAAGGATGCTGTCTCGCAGGTGCAAGGCTTCGCCAATGCCACCATCGATACGGTTCAGACGGTGATCCGCCCGCTGGTTGCCGCGCAACAGGTCGTTCAGTCCGTCATCGCCCAGGTCGGCGCATCGATCAACGACATCACCACGCTTGGCGGTCTGATCCCCGGCAACCCGGTGTCGACGGCGGCGAACAACGTGCTCCGGCAGAGCGCCGCGCTGACTCAGCTCGCGCCGCTGTACCAGATGCAGAGCGTACTGGAGCGGATGCAGAAGAATGTGTTGGCCGGCCCGCTGGCAAACGGCACATCCAGTGTCACCACCAGCAACTCAACCCTGCAGAAGGTCGCTGCCGACAGTTACGGCGATCAATCGCGCTGGACCGAGATTGCCGCAGCCAACAGCATCGTCGACCCTCAACTCGACGGCATTCAGACGATAAAAATCCCCATAGGTGAATAAGTGGACCTGAATACAGCTGCGACAGAGCAAGTCGTCCGGCAGGTAGTCGGCCGCCTGCTGTTAAATGGGGTCGAGGTTCCGTTTTACTCATTCGACATCGACAGCAATGCCTTCTACTCAGCCGACACCTTCTCGGTAGTGCTGCCGATGTCCGATCTGCCGGCTCCCTACAACGCCATCAAGTGGTGGGGCGCGCAAACCTCAATCGAGGTTTCGATCTCGGTGGGGTTGATCGACCAGAATATCGAGGACTGGCGCACGCTGATCGTGGGGACGGTTGACCACTTGAGTGTCCGCATGGCCAAGTTTGAGGTGTACCTCGACGGGCGCGATTACACCAGCAGACTGATCGATACGAAGACCAACGAGAAGTTCGCCAACATGACCACCAGCCAGGTGGCTACGTTATTGGCCGAGCGCCGCGGACTGACGCCGGTCGTGACTGCCACCAAAACGCAGGTGGGCGGCATCACCAAGTGGGACCACGCACACGTCACGGATGAGCGCACCGAATGGGACCTGCTGGCCTATTTCGCTGGACTCGATGGATTCCAGGTCTACGTGACCGGCACCGAACTGCATTACGAGCCGGCGCTTGATCCAGAAACCACCGACCAATACCTGATTCGTTGGGTTGACCCGGGCGAACTGTCCTATCCGCAGTCCAACACGTCGGATGACATCGTCTTCGAGCGCGACCTGACCCTGGCGCGCGGTGTGACGGTTCAGGTGATTTCCTACAAGGACGGCAAGACCGTAAACGCCACGTACCCAACGAGATCGGCCAAGGGCATATCGCCAGGCCAGTCGACCTCGAAGCGCCAGGTGTACGTGATCAAGCGAAACGGCCTTGACCAATACGCCGCGCAACAGCTCGCGCAGAAGATCCACAAACAGATCACCGACCACGAAATGCGGCTCTCCTGCTCGATGCCCGGCGACAACTCGCTGATGCCGAACACGATCGTGCGGCAGGAAGGAACCGGTTCAGGTTTCGACCAACTCTATTACGTGGATTCGGTCCGTCGCTCCTTGAGCTTCGAATCCGGCTACACCATGAGCCTCACGGCCAAGAACCATAACCCTAACTCACTGGTGCAGCCATGAGCGCTTTCGGCAGCTTGAGCAACGCTCTGTATCAGCATAGCCAGACCGACATGATCGGTCCGCGCATTGGGACCATTACCAGCTACGACAAGGGCAATGGAGTCGTCAAGGTTTCCATCCAGCCAGAAGGCCGAGAAACCAACTGGCTCAAGCTTGATTGCCCTGGCGTCGGGAATGGCTGGGGAGTGCAGATCGGGCCGCAGATTGGCGACGAGGTAACAGTCTCTTTCGACTCGTCCGATCCAAACCTCGGGAAAGTCACAGCGCGGCATACGAACAGCCAGAACCTACCGCTCCCAGTTCCCTCAGGTGAAGTCTGGTTGGTCCATAAGACCGGCTCGCTGCTCAAGTTCAACACCGACGGCACCGTGACACTGCACACCGTGGCGGCCCTTGGCGTGCATTCGGACACCGTCATCAACTACGACGCTCCGCAGCACAACTTCACTGGCGGACCAGTCTCGATGGACCACAAGCTGACCGTCACAGACGCGGACGGAATCGAGGTGGTTGGCGGCGACGTCAAGGCTGACACGATCAGATTGAAAACCCACCGCACAAGCGGCGTCACCACGGGTGGCGGTACTTCCGGAGTGCCGGTGCCATGAAAGACCTGAATCACTACGTCGGCGACGACCTTTCGTTGTCACCGACCGGCAGCCTATCACCCGTAGAAGGCATCGAGCGCGGCAAACAGCGGATTCTGCGCCGGCTCATCACCAACCCGGGTGATTACCTGTTTCACCCGGCTTACGGGGCAGGACTGGGTCGCTACGTTGGCGCGCTGATGAACATCCCGGAAATCATCTCGCTGATTCGCGGGCAGATCCTGCTGGAAGACTGCGTAGCGAAGAGGCCGGCGCCGGTCATTTCCGTCACGCCATCGAACGAAACACTCTCCGTCAATATCAGCTACACCGATTCCCCCCTGGGTGAGCCGGTGACGCTCTCGTTTGAGGTAAATCGCTGATATGGCATCGCTCAATATCAAAGACTTCACCACGCTGGTCCGCGACCAGGTAACTGCCATTCAGGGCAGAGCGGCTGGGCTCGTCGACTTCACCATTGGCTCGCTCATGCGGGCGATAACCGAAAGCAACGCCAGCGTCCTGCAGTGGCTGCAACAGCTGATTGTCACGCTGCTGGCCACGACTCGCGCCTCGACGTCGTCTGACGCTGACCTTGACAGCTGGATGGCGGATTTCGGCTTTTATCGGCTGTCCGCCAGCTTCGCGACCGGTAGCGTCACCTATTCGCGGTTCACGCCGACCAATTCGGCATTGATACCGATCGGCGCGCTGGTCGGCTCCACTGATGGCTCGCAGCAGTTCTCGGTGACGATCGACACCACCAATGCGATGTATGACGCCGCGCTCGGCGGATACTTGATTCCAGCCGGTACGGCGTCTGCGACTGTTCCAGTGATTGCCAGCACCGCTGGCACGGCGGGTAATGCACTGATCGGCACGGTAACGGTGATCGTCGGCAGCATCAGTGGTGTCGACACGGTCACGAACTCTGCAGTCTTCGCCAATGGCGTCGACCCCGAGAGCGATGAGGCATTCCGCGCACGCTTCGTGCTGTGGGTGCAGTCGCTTTCGAAGGCCACCAAGGCAGCTATCGGGTATGCGCTTTCGTCCATGCAGCAGGGCGTGTCTTACACACTCACCGAGAATCAGGACTACAGCGGGAACCTGCTCTACGGCTACTTCTATGCAGTGGTCGATGACGGCAGCGGAGCGCCTTCTGGTGCTTTTCTCGTGTCCGCGGGCGCAGCCATTGAATCGGTACGGGGGTTCACCACTCGATACGGGGTGTTTGCCCCGAGCTTGGTCACGGCAAACGTAGGCATGACCATTACCACCGACCCATCGGTGACGCACAGCGTAGTTGTGGCGCAAGTGACGACGGCTTTGCAAGCGTACATATCCAGTTTGCACCTTGGTCAAATTCTGCCCTACACCCAGCTCGCAGCGACGGCGTACGCCGTAAGCCCAGCGATCACGAACGTCTCCGGCGTGCTGCTTAACGGCGGCATCGCAGACGTAGGCGCAACCAACAAGCAGGTCATCCGACCCGGCACAGTGACGGTGGCTTAAATGAGCATTGGCGACCAAACGGACATGTTCGGCCGGCTGAAGAGCCTTTTGCCTCCAGGCTGGTTTGGCGACAGCAACCCAGTCCGTGATGCGCTTCTGTGGGGCTACGCCCAGGCGCTGTCATGGGGGTTCACCCTCTATCTATATGCGAAGGATCAGACGCGGATAAAAACCGCGACTGACGGCTGGCTCGATCTGATCGGGCTGGACTTCTTCGGCAATAACCTGATCAGGCTTTCGAGCCAGCTGGACGCCAGTTATCGCAACCGAATCCTGATCAACATCTTCAGGGAGCGAGCAACGCGCCACGGCATGGATCAGGTACTTTTTGACCTGACCGGCAGGCATCCACTGATCATTGAGCCGGCCAAGCCTGATGACTGCGGCTGTCTTGGGCTGACGCTCGGTCTGGGTGTTGCTGGCCCACTCGGCTCTACAAGCTGTCCATATCAGGCGTTTGTCACGGCCTACAGACCGGCAGGAAGTGGCGCCGGCAATTGGCCAGGTATCGCCACCAACTGGTTCGGCCTGTCCCAAACGAGCGGACTTGTGCCTGCCTCGCAACTCTTCTCTGATGTTTCAGACGCGGATATCGTCGCTGCCATCGAGGCAACGAAAATGTACGGCTCGACGATCTGGTATCGGATCACCAACTGATTTCACTCATTCAACTCTATGCCCGCCTTGAGCGGGCTTTTTTATGGGGATTCCATGGACAGACAGATCGTATACCCAGGCCAAATTCTGCCGGAGACCAGCCTGCTCCAGATGGCCAAAGATTCCATGATTGGCTTGGCAAAGTTGTCTTCAGCTGTGCTTGGCACCAGTACCATGGCCAATGGCTTTGCTGTGACTCCGACCGGGCCTGCCTCTCTACAAGTAGTCTGTGCGCCTGGCGAGATCTACAGCCTGACCAGTATCGACGCCTTGGCATTCTCGACGCTACCAGCCGATACCACCCACTCGATCATGAAGCAGGGCATCCTGCTCGATGGCGTGACACTGAGCTGCCCAGCGCCAGGAACGACCGGTCAGTCGATCAACTATCTGGTGCAGGTGACCTATCAGGACTCCGACTCAACGCCAGTCCTGCTGCCTTACTACAACAGCGCCAACCCCGCTCTGCCGTACAGCGGGATGGGCAACAACGGTCTTACCCAGAATACCAACCGCAAAGGGATCGCTGTTGTTGCTGTAAAAGCGGGCGCCTCTGCGGTGACTGGCAGTCAGGTAACGCCAGCTCCAGATGCGGGCTATGTCGGCCTGTACGTGGTGACTGTCGCATTCGGCCAGACGACGATCACCTCGACCAGCATTGCGCAATACAGTGCCGCGCCACTTCTGCCGAGCGGTATTCTTCAATCCATACAGAACGGCAACACGTCGTTCGCCATCGATACCGGTACGGCAAACACCTACGTCTGCAACTTCACACCGGCAATTACTGCGCGCGCAGAGGGTCAGGTCCTGCGCGTCAAGGTCAAGACTGCGAATACCTCAGCATCAACTTTCAACGATGGTCTGGGGGCTGTGGCTCTGGTCGGTGGCGCGCATTCACCACTTCAAGGCGGCGAGCTTATCGCAAACGGTGACGCCTGGGTTCAGTGGAACACCTCAGTCGGTGGTGGCTCATACATCCTGCTGTTTTGTACAGGAGCGGCGGAGCAAGTCGCGCCAGCCACCCAAAGCCAGCATGCTCTTCAGCAGCAGCAAAAAGGGGTTTCGCGCTTTACCGCAAGTGGCAGCTTCACTGTTCCACCCGGTGTAACAACAATCTACGCCTCCGGCTGCGCTGGTGGTGGCGGAGGCGGTTCTTCACTTTCTACAAACGCGTCGTCATTTGTAGGTGGTGGCTCCGGTGGTGGTGCCGGTCAGCCTGCTATTCGCATACCGATCACTGTTACGCCAGGCCAAGTCATTCCCGTAACGATAGGGGCTGGCGGAAATGGTGGAACAGCCGCGACGAACAATGCAACGGACGGCGGCGCTACTCAGTTGGGCGCGGCGGGCGCGCTGTTAAATTTGGCGGGTGGACTCAAGGGTTCCTTAGGGGCAGGCGGATCCACAGTCCCAGGGAATTATGGCGGTCCAGGTGGTGGCGTTGGATTCCCGTCTGGTGGTTTTGCACAGGATACCACTGTGTATGCAGGCAATATTGCTTATGGAGGTTTCGGAGGTGTCGGCGGAAGCGGTCCGTTCGGTGCGTCAGGACCTGCTGGGCGTGGCGCAACCGGGTCGAGTCCACCGGCTGGTGCTGGCTTTGGTTTTGGTGCCGGCGGGAGTGGCGCTGGCGGCGCGTATAGCTCGACTGTCGTAGCCGCTGGCGGGCCAGGTGCAGCTGGAATGCCGGGCTTATTGATAATTGAGTGGTGATTGAAATGAGCACATATGCAGTAATAAACGTTGCGTCTGGTGTTGTCGAAAGCATGTTCCTCTGGGACGGCTCTAAAGAGTCTGGATGGTATCCACCGGAAGAATGCATTGCTGTCCAAACTGATGTTGCAGGCATTGGCTGGACTTACATCGACGAGGTTTTTATTCCGCCGCCGATCCCTGAAGTTCCGCCGCCGACCCCCGCCGAGATTCTCGCATCTCAAAGCTCGAAATTGCAGGCGCTTACCGCAGCCGCAAATACGCAAAAAGCAGCCCTGGCTAACCGTATCGCAACGCTGCAGGACGCTATCGACAACATAGGCATTGAGGGTATGGAAGAGTTCGCGGCCACGTCGGAAGAACAGCTTGAATTTCCGCAACGGAAAATCCATCTGACCAAATGGAAGAACTACGCAATATTGCTTGGCCGGGTTACCAGTCAGGCAGGGTGGCCGCCCGAGGTAACATGGCCAGTCCAGCCAACTGATGGCATGGATCTCTCTGTTTCCTCGGTAGAGACGTAAATCACCTAGTCGTATCAGGTAAACCAAAATTATGCAGCAGTCGCTGCAGACCATTATGAGCGCCAGCACAATGCCGGCTCTTTTTGTCCGGAGAAAAGTGATGCCTATCACCGCGCAGCAGTTGCTGAAGATCCTCCCGAACGCCGGCAAGCAAGCCGGCGTTTTTGCATCTGCGCTGAATCTGGCCATGGATCGGTACCAGATCAACACCCGATTGCGCATGGCGGCCTTCATTGCCCAGGTTGGTCATGAGTCTGGCCAGTTCAACTGGGTTAAGGAGCTCGGCGGTGACCAGTACCTGAGCAAGTACGACACCGGGGCATTGGCCAAGCGGCTTGGCAATACGCCTGAGGCTGATGGCGACGGGCAGAAGTACCGCGGGCGCGGCCTGATCCAGATCACTGGCCACGACAATTACCTGGCCTGCAGCAAGGCGCTGTTCGGTGATGATCGCCTGCTGCGGACGCCAGAGCTGCTCGAGCAAGCCGAGTGGGCCTGCAAATCGGCGGCGTGGTACTGGAACTCGCGAAACATCAACGAGCCGGCCGATGCCGGGGATTTCGAACTGGTCACTCGGCGCATCAATGGGGGCCTGAACGGGCTGGACGAGCGGCTAGCTTTCTATAGCGCCGCGCTGAAGGTGCTGGCATGAACGAGCAAGTCGTGAAGCTCCTCATCTATATAGGTTCTGCTCTGGCGCTGATGGGGGTCGGTGCCTCCGGTGCCTGGATGTGGCAGGCAAACAGCTACGGAACGATCATCGCCAACAACGAGGCGAGCCGACAGGCGGATATCGCCTTGATCGCCAGCGCCAGCGCGGCACAGGCCAGCCGGGCACTCGAAAAGCAGCAGCGCGCTGAACAGGCGCTCACCGACATTGACAAGAAAGCCCAAAAGGAAAAGACCGATGCACTCGCTGAAAATGAAAAACTGCGCTCTGCTGTTGCTTCTGGCGCTCGCCGGCTGCACATCGCGGGAAGTTGCTCTGCCGGTGGTAGGGCCGTGCCCGGCACCACCAGCTCCTCCAGCCTGGGCGATGCAGGAACCATCGAACTCCCTTCTGCTTCTGGATCAACTGTTTTCGATATCCGCGCCGGGGTCATTGCCGACCGCGCAGCCTTGAAAGCACTGCAGCAATATATAACTCGGGTCTGCTTATCGGAGTACCGAGAGACTAAGTAACGAATGGAACTGTTTTCGTTCTTGACAGAAGAAGCCCGCGCTATACGGGCTGAGTCAGACATGCATTATTATTGCGTTACGACTTTCCACTGATTGTTAGTTGCTGGGTCGCGCATTAAACGGTACACCTTCGCGTCAGCCCTGGGTGGGGACTCAAACCAGCCTGAAATTGCAGCTTCCTTAGGAATAGAAAAGTTCTTTTCGACTGTTTGATATATCAGATTCCCGTTTATGTAAATTGGCTGACCTTCTACCAGTACTACGTCGCCGTTGCGTACCCCATCGAAAATACCGTTCTGCATAGCGGAAACTAAGGAATCACGAGGTTCCCTAAACGCGATATCCCACACTGCTGACTGGTGCATGTTCATCGTCCAGTTCAGTGCAATTCCAAGCCCGGCCAATGGAATGCAGGCCATCGCCAGTTTTACCATTGCCCCCCGCGCTAGCCGATCCACCGCGTCAGCAAGTAGAAACGCAAGGCCGAAATATTGGTAATAGACCGGAATGTGCGCGTAGCCCCATGTCAATCCTGTTTGATATTTTGCTGAAAGAGATATCAGGGCTGGCGGTACAAGTAGAAGCATGCCTGCCGCGAAAATAGGCATGAGCACAACAGGCTGATTTACGGGGTTGTGCCTAATCACTATGATTGCTATAGCTGACCATAGAAACATAACTCCCCATGCGAGCTTACTTGTGATGGCTGCACTCAAAAGCTCATGTGGGAGGAATGCGCTTTTACCTGCAGATACGTAAAAACTTCCTGGAATCGTTGCTAATAATTGTTTGAGAAATGTCTCTGGTATGGCGCTTAAGCTTCCGACTTCAGAACCTCCGTAAGGAGTCATCGCGATTTTCTTCACATAGAAACTTGCAGTTATGAAAATGAGGAATGGCACGACAACTATGGCGGTATCGCGAACTTTTCTTGAGTGTCCGGAAGCAAGTATTGTCACTGCTGCGATCGGGATGTAAACGGAATTGATCTCATAGAATGTCATCGACATAACGGCTAATAGCGAAGATGCCGCTAGCCACGCTGAAGATTTAGTTTCGTGCCACTTGTGAAGCATTAAGAGGGATGACATAAGTAGGATTCCGACGCCTTGGCTAAAGCCGGCGAATGCTGCCAACGGATCCCCTGAGTCACGAATTTGAAGTAAAGCCAACAAAAACAAAACAAATAAACCAATTGTTCGCCATGATATGCAAACTCTCCGCAGCAGGAGGATTGTTATGCTTACATGTGCGACGAACATTGCCATGTCTGCCAGCCTGACAGCAAGCTCGTTCGTAAACATATAGAAAAAGCTGTAGATTATAGGCCAAGGCAAAAGAATTCTGCCGTATTCAAATAGCCATGATCGAATAACGCTGGATGAGAATTCAATGACGCTGGAGTCGAAACGATTAACAAGTCCCCATGTTTGACTGTTCAATGCGTCGTCGGCCCAGAAACCGTTTTTTGAATACGGCAAAAGAATGATGGCTATCAGAACAGCAAAGATTGATCCGAAAGTTATTTTTTTTAAACTTCCATGTGTTATGTGCATTGTTTATTTAGCTCGCTGGTATGTGGCGGATAAGACATACTAGACTAGCCAGGCACTTCAAACTAGTCGTGCATAGCAATCGGTATTTAGTCGAAGGGTCGCACGTGCGCGCCGAGGCTCCCATTAAGGTTCCGTGCCGCCATAGTGCCTACCAGCGAGCGGGCGAACTGGCTGAAGTTGCTGACCAAGCCAGAGCCAGGGGCGTGACCTGCGAGCAGGCGTATGACGGTCTTTCAAAATAGGGATTGTGTTCTATCGGCAGGAGGCCGGAGATGGCGGGGTGCTTATGCCCCGCTGCTACCTGGTGTCACGAGATCGGCCCACTCCTGCATCATCGCTCGGCGCTGCTCCAGGTAAGCGGCATGGTTGTACACGTCACGGATGAAGCTGCTGTCGGCGTGGGCCAGTTGGCGCTCAATCCAGTCACGGTTGTGCCCGCGTCCGTTCATCTCCGTGGAGAACAGATGCCGGAAGCCGTGGGGCGATTGCTTGCCGGTGAGCCCGCAGGCGTCCATCACGTTGTTCGCGTAGTTGGTGCCGATCGGTGCTGTTGAATCGCTCCGACCGGTGAACACGTAGCGCAAGTGTCCGGTAATGGGCAGCATGCTTTTCAGCAGTTCGACAGCCTGGGTCGACAGCGGTACCGAATGGTCCCTGCGCATCTTCATCTTGGCGGCCGGCGTGGTCCAGATGGCGGCATCCAGATCAATCTCCGACCATTCGGCGTGCCTGACTTCGCCCGGGCGCGAGGCGGTGTAGATCATCAGCATGAGCGCGGTGCGCAACTGGTGGCCAGATGAGCACTGCTGAATGGCGGCCATGGTCTTCGGCATTTCGCTAAAGGGCAGGAAGGGGTGCGGCTTGTGCTGGGCCATCTTCTCCGTGACGGCGTGCATCTCGGCGGTCGGGTTGACGTCGAGCAGGCCAATGGCGATGGCGTAGCTGAACACCTGTCCGGTTCGCTGCCGCGCCTTGACGGCGGTGGCCACCGACCCGCGCTTCTCTATGCGCCTGATCAGGCTGATGACGTCTGATCGTTTGATTGAGTCAATCTGCCGGGTACCGAAAGCAGGCAGTACATCCAGTTCCATCAGATTGCTGATGATCCGGTATGTCCCGGGCGAAATGCTTCCCTTCCTGAATGCCAGCCATTCTTCGTACACACGGCGGAACGTGCGGCCCCCGGCCTCGATCATCTCGGCCTTCTTTTCTCTTCTCGAATTGCGCGGATCAACTCCTGCCGCAATGTCCTCACGCGCCGCGTCTCTACGTGCGCGCGCTTCCTTTAGGCCGGTGTCCGGGTACGTCCCGAACGAGATGCGCGCCTGCTTCCCAAGCCAAGTAAAACGGAAATGCCAGCTCTTGATGCCGCTTGTGGCTATATAGAGGGAAAGCCCCAGTGAGTCTGGGATCGTGTAAGCCTTGTCCTTCGGCTTGGCCTGCCTGGCTGCAGTGTCCGAGATTGCCAC